TTTGCATATCCAGTCAGTACAGCACACAGCAGACGAACAACTCGAATGGCTACGGAAACACCGTCGCCTCTTGTCGATCGACACGCTAAAGGCATGGGGGGTGTGTCAGTCGGTCATCACTGGCACATGGTTGGTGCCGGGATACAACGCCAAAGGGGCACTCACACAACTCTACCACTACACGAACGGAGAGGTAAGGAACGGTAAGCCGACGATGTACCTCCGACCCACGGCCGGGTTAGACTTGGCTCTCTTCGGCGTTCCTCTCTGGAAGAAAGATAAGCCTAAGGTGGCTATATGTGAGGGGGTATTTGATGGTATGGCACTATGGGAGACCCTCCAGTACGCCAAAGAGACACCGGAGATAGTCAAGAGCGGTGTCAACGGCAGCACGAAGTTAGAAACTTTGATAACGAAGTGCCACGCTAAAATTTCCTACACTGGTAACACCGGCCAGTCCCTCTACGCCACGACATACAACGTCGTTGCCGTCCCCGGTGCGAACGTGTGGAAAGACGCATGGACCGACTTATTCACCGATAAGGATGTACTACTCCCCTTCGACTCTGACCACCCTACGAAACACGCCAAGACAGGGGCATCTATTGCCGGGGCTGGTATCGCCGGTGCCAAGCGTGTATCAGAAAAGCTCATCAGTGCCAACGGTAGCGCCCCGAAGTCAATCGCCTATCTCAAGTGGGGCGACAAGGGGTATGACGAGAAGTTGCCGACGGGATACGACGTGAGAGATGCCATCGCACCAGCCGGCGCGAAGGACATCGAAACAAGGGTGGGATTACTGTCTTCTCTTTTCCAGAGAGTGCAGCCGATCCCGCACGAGTGGGTTCCGGCACGGACTGCCAAAGCAAAGGCTGAGGGTGGGACCGATGTCAAGTTGATTCCGTGTAACAACTACAAGGCATTACGCAACGTCTGCCGGGCTGCAATGTCATGGATCGACGGGCTAGACGCCACCATGATTTGCTGTCTGGCGTCCATTCTGTCAACAGAGACGATCGGTGATCAAGTGTGGCTCAACGTCCTGTCACCACCTAGCACGGGTAAATCGGAGTTGTGTGAGGCACTGACAACGAGTCGGGACTACACACACGCCGAATCAGTGATCCGTGGGTTTATCAGCGGGTTTATCGAGGACGGGGATAAGAAAAAGGACTGTGGGTTGATACCGAAGATCAAGGGGAAGACTCTCATAACGAAAGAGGGGGATGCGTTTATGAACGCCCCCGACCTGTCACGGATATTAGGAGAGGCACGAGATTTATACGACGGTGCGCTACGCGCCAGTTGGCGGAACGGCAAGAGTCACCGCTACGAGAACACTCGGTTCACCTGGATACTGTGCGGCACACCGGGCAAAATGTCGAAACTGGATCAATCGGAGTTAGGGGCGAGATTTCTGCGCGTGACGATTATGACGCACATTGACGAAGACTTGGAGGATGAAATCGGGATGCGTGCGGCGTATCAGGCACGGGACAACACCAAGCGGAGTGCCACAGACAAGAAAACGAGCGGTGTTGATCCGGCTGTTATGACGATGCGCCGCATGACGGGTGGATACATCAACCATCTACGGAAGAATGCGACGGAAATCCTCAACAGTGTGTCAATGAACGACGACGCACTACGGCATTGCAACCGTCTAGGTCGATTCGTGGCGTGTATGCGTGCTAGACAGAGTGAGGTTCAGGACGAGACGGTAACGCGAGAGTTCAGCGCCCGATTGATTAAACAACTGGTACGACTTGCCATGTGTGCGGCCGGGGTGATGAACAAGACGACAGTAGATCACGACGTGTTAAAGATCGTGTCGAAGGTGGCGATTGACACGGCAGCGGGGCGGACGTTGAATCTCGTCAAGCTTATCCATCCGACCGGCATGAAGGGTGCGACTACTGACGCACTGGCGATGGGGTTTGACACACGAGCGGCGAAGCTCAAAAAAGATTTGGAATTCCTAGCCGATCCCAATATCCGTGTCTGTGAGTGTCACCACGTACTGACGAGAGGGGGTATTGTGCCGCAGATTCGCTGGCGACTCACACCTAACTTTTACAAGCTGTACTCGGCCGTGGTGGTTGACAGTGTGGACTCGGTAAGTGAGTAGTCTCGAAATTTTGATCAAAATTCTACGCAAGGTGCCCTATGCCCACTCCATTCCGCAAGCCGACTCCTAGCACCAATGGCAATGGTGACACCACTACTAACCGATGTCCTGTCAATGCCAAGTGGCCGCTACCGTACTGGAGTTCTCACGATGGCAGAGCGTTGGTGCGTCTCTACCACGGGCACGTTATTGACGTGTTACAGACACTACCAGCACGGTCGGTGCAGTGTGTTGTCACCAGTCCGCCGTATTGGGGGCTGAGGGATTACGGAACGGGGACATGGGAAGGTGGCAATCCGAACTGCGATCACTTGCGACCGCCGGCAGGAGGGGTAAAGAAGTCCGGTTTACCGTCGGTGCGCAACGCACACAACGAAGACGGGTATACCACCGGAAAGACACAACCTAATACCTTTGAGTACACCGGCACTTGTAAGAAGTGTGGTGCCATCCGTACAGATAACCAACTCGGTAGCGAACCATCTCCCGACTGCGGCACGATGGGTAAGGCGAATTGTAACCGTTGCTTCGTTTGCAATATGGTGGCAGTGTTTAGGGATGTGAAAAGGGTGTTGAGAGACGATGGTACGTGTTGGCTGAATCTTGGTGATTCATATTCTGGTGGTGGAAGGAATAACGGACGGCCGGAAGGGTACACATCAAAGCAAGACACTAACGAAGGGTCTATGCATGACTTCCCTTCTTACAACGGTCTACCATCTGGCAATCTAGTCGGGGTGCCGTGGCGTGTCGCTCTTGCACTGCAAGCGGACGGGTGGGTATTACGTTCCGATTTACCCTGGATCAAAGTCGCACCGATGCCAGAATCGGTGACTAATCGACCGGCTAAAGCACTGGAATACGTGTTCATGTTTACGAAGGGTATGGACTATTACTCAGATTTTGAATCCATCCGCAAACGTGCTACACCAGCGGAAAGGGTAGTCACTGGTAAAAGCGGTAGCGCCGGTCAAGCAGCAGGTAAGGGTATCAAACCGTCTGGTAATGGTGTAGCCGGTTCGGTTACCCGAACCGGAGATACACGCAACTTCTGGAATGCCGATCTGTGGTATGAATCCGTTTCCAAGCCATACGGTATGGTAGGTGTCGGTGGCGAACTAGTGGGTATCAACGTCGCTAGTGGTAGTTACTCGGGAAGCCACTTCGCTACCTTTGGGACGCGATTGATTGAACCTCTCATCAAGGCATCAACAAGCGAGAAGGGGTGTTGCCCTCAGTGTGGCAACCCGTGGAAACGATTGCTAAAGAGTAAGCCGTCAGATCGTGTGGATCGTGCCAGCAAGACGGACACCAGTTTCGGCCCTAATCCGTCACAGACTCACCGGCCAAATGGTGCAGAGTTCGCCAAGCAGAAAGCTAAGAATCCTGACAAGACGCTCGGTTGGCACCCTACGTGTCTGTGTGGTGCGAAGTCAAAGCCTGTCCATGTCTCTTATAGGCTGAGGGACGATGTACCAGATGATATACTGAATGAGTTACGACAACTCGGTATTCAGTAAAGGTATGCGCGATGTCAATTTTTGATCAAATTTCTGTGTGCGAATGGTGCAAGAAAAAGTTTACAGTAGCAGACAACAGACAACGTAGATTCTGCCGTTTGGAATGCTGTTGGGCATGGAGAAGGGCCAACAAGGAGAAAGTAAAGGGAGCATTTAAGCCCGGCATTACACCGTGGAATACAGGAACAAAAGGAGTAATGCAACCTAACTCAGGATCGTTCCAAAAGGGCAGAGAGAATGAAAGGAAGCAACCTATCGGTGCCGTATGTATCCGAACACAGAAGGGAGACGGACAACGGGCATGGGTTAAGATTGCTGATAACGGAACATCTTACGATTGGAAGTATCGGGCAGTAGTTGTGTGGGAATCGATATATGGTCCGGTTCCGAGTGGATATGTAGTCCACCACAAGGACCGTAACAAGTTGAACGATGCTATTGAGAATCTGGAGTTGATGAGTCGGGCGCAACACTTACTAGAACACAGACACGAACACGAAGAGAGACGAAAACATGCCGCCGCAAAGGCCAAACATCGTGCTAACAGAAGCACAGTTCGCAAAACTACCCCAGCACCTAAAGGAATATTTCCTTGAAGAAAGGAAGGAGGCCAAGACTATCGTTCCATGCGTAGTTTTGGACCCGTTTCATGGGGAGCGGAACCGTGGGGGAAGTCTGCTTGAAGTTGGGACGTGCGGCAGTGGGTATCGACTTGAACGAGGAGTACATACAAAAGAATCAGATTACACGCATCAATCGGGCATGGCACCAGTACCAGATGAAACGGGAGTTGTTCGGAGGGTGAGTGTGAGATATGGTATTCGGAAATTTGATCAAAATTTCAAGGAAGGTATACTATGCCAGTTTACGTAGACAAGTTGCGGGATTGGGGATGGCGACTTGGTAAGTCCTGCCACATGGTTGCCGATACTGATGATGAGTTACACGCAATGGCACGTCGTATAGGTCTGCGGAGAGAGTGGTTCCAAGACGGTAGGTCGGGACCACACTACGATTTGACAGAACGGAGAAGACTATCGGCTATCAGGCTGGGCGCTATCGAATTGAGTAGTAGAGAGTTTATCAGCCGTCTAAATTTGATCAAAATTTCAAGGAAGGTGTACTTTGACTCCTGACGCCCGCCTGCCGCCCCTCTCTTATTTTATTTTTTGTGTACTCTCCCACCCCACGAGACGTAATGCGGCAGAGACGTTCGCAGCAATGAGAGGGTTCACACGGCGATACAAGCGCCCTAGTCACTCGCATGGGGACTACTGCTTGTACCGAAGATTACGGAAGTGTTACTACACTTACAATGTACTCACTCGTAACAGTGCTGAGTACATACCTCATTACTTACTACTAATGTCATACTTGCATTACGTTGAGACGTTGGCCAACGTCTCTGACGTGTTACGTCGAGTATAACAATTTTTGTCAAATTTTTCAAGCCCAAACTGACATTCTGGACGGATATTACGAAAATAGTTATTCGTGTTACTGTATAGTATGGAGAAGCAGATTCAGATATATTGCATCTAACACTACACAACTTTTGATCAAAATTTCCGTAGGGACACAATGAACGCCACAACGACAAAGGATGCCATCAGTACGAACGCCAACACAGACCAAGACGCATTATTAGCCAGAATCATTGCCGAGCCGAAAGACGACCTGCCGCGGCTGGTGTACGCGGACTGGCTGGACGAGCACGACCAACCGGAGCGGGCCGAGTTCATCCGGGTGCAGTGCGAGTTGGCTCGGCTCGATGCCGAGCGAGAGGCGTCGGGAAAGACCGGGTGGCGAACTCTGAAGCTGCGGGCGAGAGCCGAAGCCCTCCGGAAGCGGGAGCGAAAGTTGTGGCTGGACGGCGTTATAAACCAGTTCGTCGGCGTGAAAGGCGTCGGCAAGGCAATCAAGCCGCACCTCAGTCAGTCGTTTGACTGCCGCGACCTGCCCCTGTGCGTTGACGTGTCCCGGGGGTTCGTCGCCACCGTCTACGGGCCGCTCGCCGCGTTCTGGGCGGAGCGGGCGTGCGGGGCGTGCGAGGGGTCAGGGGTAATCCGAATCGGCTTTGGTGGCCGCCACGGGTACGGCCCGCCCGTACAGTGCCCGAAATGCAAGGGCGCTATACGCATTGCCGGCCCGGCCCCGGCGTTCGCGGAGTTGGTGAAGAGGGAGCCGGTTGAACAGGTCGGAGTGATGGACAAACATCCAGCATCACAGTATGTTCTGGGTGAAGGGCAACGATGGTTCTACAGAAATGATCGGGCAGTCAGTCAACCTCACACTTCTGTATTACCTTTTACGATATGGGAGTTGTGTTCAGAAATGTACTATACGGAAGAGATAGCCCTCACTGCGTTATCTGACGCAATATTGACGTGTAGTAGACGTTAGATGACTTACGTCTAGTTCCTTAGTCTCCTATGGTATCTCCAATGCGTCCACCAGATTTTATGATGCCACTACCAGATATCGCCGTCGTCATCGACTGCCCGACGTGTAAGGCTGTCATGTGGGCAAATGGAACGTGCCTCAATAAAAGGTGTAACAGTCATGGAACGACACGGAGAGACGCCTAACTGGTGGAACTGATATTAGAGAGTGACAGTAACAAGGGGAAGGGTAGTAACGTCGATTGCGGCCCCGGTAATATCACAGTTACACCAACGAAGAGGCACCGCAAGCGTCCGTAATAGTGAATGGCTTAGTCTCACACTTTTGATCAAAATTTACCGTAGGTAGTAACTCTCTGAGAGAAACAAGATATGCCGCAACCACAGCCGTCTAAACAACCAGTCAAGAGCACTCGCGGGGGGAGTCGCAAGACAGACGACGATAAGCCCGTTATCCACCCTGCTGTCACGTTCACAGTCGATCAGAGGAAGTTCATCGACTTGTTCGTTCAGTACGTCGCTCACGAGAAGATGAGCCGCGGTGACGCTGCTATGAAGGCGGCCGAAGACGTGGGGTACAAGACGCCGAAGACGACGGCTCAACGGTTCCTGGCTGGTGGACCGGCGTACTTTCACATCCGGGACGAGATACACCGACAACTCGCGCTGTGCGAAGCGGCCCGAGAGGCAGAACACGAGATATCGGCTGAACGCATCATCAAGGAATTGGGACGTGTGGCATTCCACAACCCCAAGTCTATGCTCGACAATAACGGATACGTGAAAGACGTGGCCGACATGGACGACGCCACGGCAGCCTCTATGCAAGTGACGGGGGTGCGGGAAGTCGTCGTCATCAACAGCGATGGTAGCAGGAAGATGGTACGGAAGCTGGAAGTCAAGCCGTACAACAAGCTGAGGGCACTGGACCAACTGGCACTGTGCCTGGGGTTACAGTCGGGCAAGGGTGCTAACAGTATGAAGAACCAGCAGACGATTAATGTGCAGTGGGCCGAGATATTCGGGCCGGCAGCGGCACCACCGTCGGGGAGTGGGAACAGCCTCGACAATCCTGATGAACTGGAGAAGAGGATACAAGCAGAAGAGGCACAGGCGAAAGCACTGCCGCCTCATCTCTCGGGGGTGGATGAGAGTGATGAGGGGAGTAGTGGGAAGGGTAATAGTAAAGGAAAAAATCCTTCATCCTATAGGAACGGGGTGAACGGAAGCAACGGGAGGGGTAGAGAAATGGATCAATCTGATGAAGATGAGTATGTGTAGAAATTTTGATCAAAATTTTCATGCAGTAGGTGTAGTATGCATTTAACCCTTACACAGCGGTTCTGGTTGAAAGTGAATAAGTTCGGTCCTACACATCCAGTCTTAGGAACAAGGTGTTGGGTGTGGACTGGCCTTATACTCGAAAACGGTTATGGTAGGTTTGGTACAAAGTGGCTAACACATAGGCTGAGTTGGGTTTTAACCCACGGAGGTATAGCATTTGGTCTGCATGTACTTCATCAGTGCGACAACCGAGCTTGTGTGAATCCTGACCATTTGTTCTTAGGAACTCACCAAGCGAATATGGCCGATAGAGATAAGAAAGGTAGACAAGCAAAAGGGGAGGATCAAGGAAACTCTAAACTAACCGAAGCACAAGTTAAAGAGATTCGGCGCAGGTATAGGAGATATAGTAGAACTAATGGCGCTGGTGTGCTTGCTAGACTATTTAACACCAGTGGCACCAATATCAGAGATATTGTAAAAAGGAAATCGTGGAAACATATATAGTATGGGGTAGTAGAAGGTATGTCGGTCAAAAACTTAATTGCAGAGGTAAGAGACCCTATTCAATTTGCCAGATTTCTATGGCCCTCGATAGTTTTCTATAGGAAGCAAAGAGATATCCTCTACTCTATACACTTAAACGATGAGACTATCGTACCTGCTGCGAACATGGTCGGGAAAGACTTTGTTGCAGGGTATGCCGTTATATGGTTCTTCCTCACCCGTACACCATGTCGTATTGTCACCACGTCCGTCGATCACGAGCAACTAGAGAGTGTTTTATGGGGCGAAATACGACGGTTTATCCAGACGTGCAAATACCCTCTCGAATCGACACGAGGGGGTCCACTCGTTTGTAACCATCTGCATTTACGCAAAATTGTTGACTTCGATACCAAGCAAGTGTGTCCCACATCGTATGTGATCGCCAGGGTTGCGGCCCGTGGCGAAGGGATGCTAGGGCACCACGTAGCAGAGACGGGAGATGGCATACCAAAAACAATGATGGTGTGTGATGAGGCATCAGGCATTGATGACCATACATATACAGTCGGCACGACATGGGCACGTCGCATTCTAGCAATTGGGAACGCCTACCCGACAACAAATTTCTTCTATCGCTCGGTGAAGGGTGACGGTGACAAGGACAAGGGGGGTGACATCCCACGGAAGGTACGGGGTAGTAGTGGTCTGAATGGTAACGGAAATTTTGATCAAAATTCTACCAACGGTGATGTATGGTCGCAGAGTGTACCAAATGTGGGCATGAGTTCACATGGATCAGTACAGGATCAATCGCACAATGCCCAAAATGCTACCAACTTACGACACTCTACCGAATCCTCTCATTCGATTGCGTTGGGGTACTACCGCAAGGTAATCAAGATCACAGCAGAGGACAGTCCGAACGTACAGCTAGGTCTAGCACAGATCAAGGCGGGGAAGATACCAACAGGTGAGGTACTGATCCCCGGTGTCCTACCATACAACGACTATGAGAAGCGTCGTGCGATGTGGGACAAGATACGTCAGTGTGTTAGCTTAGACGCCGAATTTTGGGAAGGTGCCGAGACACTTCTCTTCCCGCCCGACTGGCTCAACCGTGCCGAACGTCGCTATTCGATGTTGCGAGGACTACGGCGACGTGCGAAGGCAATCGGCATTGACCCCGCAGAAGGTGGCGACAGTACGTCAATGGTAGCAGTCGATGAGTGGGGAGTGATCGAAAAGACGAGCAAGAAGACACCGGATACGGAGTGCATTCCGAGAGAAGCCATTGCATTCATGGAGCGATTGCGAGTGCCACCCGAAATGGTGTTCTTCGACCGGGGCGGTGGCGGCAAGCAAGCGGCGGACCGGCTCCGTGCGAAAGGATACGACGTTCAGACGATCGGATTCGGTGGTGCCGCATCACAGTTGCCGAAGGCCGGTGGTAGGCTCAACCGGACGGAGAGCGAGGACGACCGAGAGACACGGTACACATTCAGTAGCAAGCGTGTGGAGATGTATTACGACTTGCGCGAACTACTAGACCCCTCAAGACAGTATGGATTAGGGCCGGATAAGAGTGTTGGAAAATTTGATCAAAATTCTGTAGCAGGTAGTAGTGAACCCTATTACGGATTCGCACTCCCCCCTGACCCCGAGCTACGCCGTCAACTCGCACCGATCCCCATATTGTACAACGAAGAAGGGCAAGTGTGGCTCCCCCCGAAGCGGAAGAAGAGCATGGACCGGACGAAGAGTAAGTCAGTATACCAGAAGTCACTAGAAGAGATTATAGGACGTAGCCCAGACGACGCCGACGCACTCGTGCTAGCGATTCACGGCATGATCGGCAAACATCAACCAGCGTACATCGGAGTGGGAGGATAAATTGTCCACCGTACTTGACGACAGAATCACCACCAAGTCCGAGATGTACCGACGTTTCCTCGTTGGAGACTTCGGTAACATCTACCCGCACTACGCCAGTATACCAGACGCTGTTCGAGCCTGTGGAGACAAACACCCGTCGGAATGGGTGTGGAACGTGCGTGACCTGCAACCGATGGGTACGTTCTGGCGTGACCGACAATGGACGGAAGTCGTATCGGGCATCCTTGCAGGTTTGTGGCCGAAGGGATACATGCTGACTCCCACGATCAAAGGCATCGAAGCATACCGCACGGTTAACGCCGAGTGCTACCGCAACGAAACTGACGGATTATACCTGTACTACTCCACCGCACCAGGATACATGAGAGAATCACTTGCTGCCGGTGGCAAGGGAGTTGGAGGCACAACAGCGTTACTGACACTGCGGCACTACCTGAATGACAACTCGTATGACGACCTGACGGAGTTACTCGACCGCTACCCCGATCACCAAATCGAGTTCAGTGCGTACAGCAAGTGTTTCGGCACAATGAAGGGCCGAAACGCTGTCATATGGGAAGTTCGATACGGCTATTAGCATGTGGTATACTACAGAGAATTTTGATCAAAATTTCGCAACAAGTAGGTGCGTACATGACTAATAGAGAAGTTAGAGATATCACATTCAACCAAATAGAGGACTACATCTCAAAAGGTAAGTTTGGTCCGTATATTGTAGAGTTCGGGCCGGACATCTCCGCTCAAATAGACACAGAGTATTGTAAGACGGAGGACGGACATCCTATCACACTGAGAGAACGACTAAAGAAAATCATAAACGTAAAGAAGGTGGTAAAATCCTCCACTAGTCGTAATGGCATTCGAGTAATAAGCCGATTTTGATCAAAATTTCGCAATAGGAGTAGGCTCATGGACAGTGACAATGTGACAATCGAGTTCATCAACGAAACAAACTTAAAGAACTGTCTATCGGGACGAGGATTCCTAAGCAGCAAAGAATCACTAATCAATCTACTCTTAACGACTGGATATTCAAGAGTCAAAGCCACGTATGCCAATGGCGCCACTGTTGAAGTATCGAAAGATGACATCTGCGGCACAGTAGTAGTAAACCACAACGTAGAGAAACTTTGATCAAAATTCTGTGCGGCATGTTGCATAACCAGTCCAACTGTACCCGCCTAAGATGCGGTTACTGTCATTATCTCTTTCTTCCAGAGAATATATTATGCCGCACGAAGTAACCGACGGGAGTGTATACGCCGGACTCGGCGATCTAACACCAACTACTGTACACGTCAATAACGGCAGTGTATCAACGAGTGGCGCCGTTGAGATGCCACTCTCACTGAACGGACTCGGTGAACTGAGAGAGATCGAACTGGAGAAGCTGTTTGCACTGAGAGAGATTACAGCAAACATCAATCTGTCACGTCGAGAACTGTTCTCCGCACTCAACGACGAGAAGCGCGATCTCGACGGCGAGTGTCATTTTCCGAAGGGGTTTCAAGACTCATCGTATTACAAGGAATTGTACGACGGTTCATCAATCGCCGCCAGAGTCGTAGAAGTGCTGCCGAAACAGTGCTTCCAGGTGACGCCGGAAGTAACAGAGAACGAGGACGGTGAGGAGCAGACGGAGTTTGAGAAGGCATGGTCAACACTCGGCCGGTCGCTACTGCCGAATAGTGGATTCATCAACGGGACGAATGGTACGGCTAAGAAGAGCGGCAAAGGTCAGAACGGTAAGCCCAACGATGTCAGTGACTCTGATTCAATGTTCGATCAGGAGCAAGGTAGTCCCATCTGGTCGTACCTACTGAGAGCGGACATTCTCAGCGGCATCGGTCAGTACGGCGTCATATTCTTCGGCATTGACGACGGACTGCCGTTTAGTGATCCGGCCGAAGGGGTGGAAGAACTGAACAGTATGCCGGGTGACAAGGCGACTATCAAAGAAGGGCGAGATAAAACACGTCCGAAGGACGGTGGGTCACGAGACGGCACCGACGCGCAGTACACGGGTAAATATGATGATCGGGGGTTGTACCCTCGGTACACGTTCAGCACCAACGCAAATTTGATCAAAAATCGTCGCTTGATGTACCTCCGTGTCCTGCCCGAGTCGATGGCCGAAGTGGTGTCATACGAAACGAACATTACGTCACCGCGGTACGGACAACCCACATCATACCGTGTCACATTCAATGAGTACGGTCGTAGTGGCAGTGTTACTAGTGGGCCGACAGGTACGTATAACGTCCACTGGACACGAGTGCAACACGTTGCGGACTGGTATCACACGGCCGACGCCAGTGAAATCCTCGCCAAGCCGCGGTGTGAACCCGTACTGAGGGAGATTCTGTCGGCACGCAAGCCACTGTACGCCAGTGCGGAGGGGTACTGGAAGACGTGCATGACGATACTGATCGGGGAGTTCACGACGCCAGACGGCACCAAGCCACCCGTCAACGCACAGGGAATGAAGGATTTCTTCTGGCGTATCCAGAATTCGCTACAGCGGACAGGGTGGTTAGAGAACGGCTCGCTCAAGTCGATTGCTCCGACGGTAACAGACCCCACACCGTTCATCAACATTCTGGTAGAGGCCATCTGTATCAAGCTCGGCATCCCGATTCGCATATTCAAGGGGAGTGAACGGGGCGAACTAGCATCATCTCAAGACGATAGCCAGTGGAACGACGAACTGCGCAACAGGCAGAACGTGTACATCACACCGGGCATCATTATTCCGTTTATCACTCGGCTTGTCATGCTGGGAGTGCTACCACGACCGACGGGACTGCGTATCAAGTGGCCGGACATGGACAGCATGACACGCGCTCAGCAAGGCACACTCGCGCAGACTCGCACGGCGGCAATGGCACAGTACACGCAAGCAGATATTCAGTCGTGGTTCCCGCCGCACGAATTCCTCACACGAGAGCTAGGGTACGACGACGATGAGGCAGAGGCGATTCTAGCGGCTGGTGAGGAGCACGCACAGGGTATGCAAGAGAAGGACATGGAGAAACAGCAGACGATGATTGACGAGGGGTTGGCACCCGACCCCCAGGCACCACCGCCGGAACCGCCACCAGTCCAGATGAAGCCCGGCACAAGTCTAGTACACCCACAGACGGGCAAGACGATCGCACAAGGTCCACCGATGCCGAAACCAGCTAAGCCTGTGCGGAACAAGGAACGGAAGGTCAAGCCGGTTGTAGTGGCAACACCAGTATTAGAGGTTGAGACTGAAGACGTGCCACTAGTCACTAACACGACGCTAGGCAACTTCTCACGGAAGCTCGCTAACTGGTTCTGGAGCGGTAAGAAGTAGCAGAAATTTTGATCAAAATTTCCATACATACAACACGTACTGCACTCCTCTAGGGGTATTCATGCCAATCCACCGACGTAATCCCCTACGCATTGACCCCACACGGACGGCCACACTACGCCGTCAGATGCAAGCCGAGTTGACACGACGATTCGATAAGGTAGCAAACGACGTACTGACGTTGTTGCCGTCTGCTGTCGAGAATGCTCAGTCACAGCAACACGAGCAAATCACGTATGACTTAGCACTGAACATACTGGAGAACAGTTGGACATTTGCGGCACTCAATGGCGATGGCAATAACGGCAACGACGATGATAAGTCTCTCTATGCCGTCATCGGCAACCGCACGTACACACGGGATCGGATAGGACGGTTCGCAGCAACAGCCGGACACGCTGTTGTCAGTGGTGTCGTCCCCGCGATCATCAAGGCCGGGGCGAAAGTTGGACACATCGAACATGCGGCGAAAGAGTGGGTGAGAGACGGCATCGTACACGCTGTATCGAAGCTGCCCGGTCCGATGCAGAAGGCGGCCACGGCGACGTACTACGTCACACGCGCCGGCACTCAGGCCGCGTTCGTCAGTTGGACAGTCGGGCAGAAGTTAGCCGAACGTGTGTCAAAAGAGAGGGGCGCGAGTGATGAAGAGTCGAGACGATTACGGGGAGTCTTATCGTCTCTTGACGTGGCGTTGCTTAAGCCGGTTCAACTCGGACTGCACACAACTGGTCTGGGTGCCGGAGGACTCGGTATCGCATCAATGGTGCCACCCGCAACCGCTGGTTATCTACTGTACTCGACGGCGAAAGACCCTCGCGCCACGTATCGAGCCGCTAAAGGGTTAGTGAAGGACGCCACATCGCACGCCATCCAGTCGGCGAAGTCCGTCAAGACGGGGTTCGGTAGTCGTGTCGCAAGTTGGTGGAGTTCCGTCGTCGGCGTCGGTCAGAAGAAAGGCACGTACTACACAAAGGGGAAGCTACGAACGAACGTGCCGGTGGCAACGGTGCCGGTGGGCAACAGTGACAAGGATAATGCGGGGTTAATCGCTAACCTGATTTTTGATCAAAATTCTAACAGCAAGACACCACGCACTGCCCCATTGCCTAACGACGTACTGGACTGGCGTTGTGCCGTATTTGCTGCGGCACTTCAGCAGACACAAGACGGCGCTAGTGCCATCGTCCTGGCAACGAGAGTGCTATCGGAGAACCCAACGCCACCTAACTTGGTAGGTAACACCGACAAGACAACGGGTCAGAACTGCGGTATTGGAGAGGGGGGTTTCCAGAAGGGGAATACGTGTGCAAAAGATGGGGGCACTGGTCACGCCGACTACGGTTCACACGTCAAGATTGGCGAACTAACAGGTAAGCCGATTGCAGAAGACGCACACCGATTTAACCGAACAGGGTTAAAGGCAGCAGGAGATGTGTTCTGGTCACGAGAGAAGGACTACGCCGAAGCATTCGGAGAAACTGTAGGGGGATCGGGTAGCATAATCGCTGGCAAGGTCAAACTCAAGAATCCCCTACACGTCGAAGCAACGCAGCGACAATTTTCCGATCCCTCGTTTGAAAACCCCATCATTAAAAAGGCGAAAGAACACGGACACGACGGGGTTATCTTCGATCAGAAAGAGAACGGCGACAGGTTCTACGTTGCGTTCGGTGGCTCAGTAACCGGCAACAGCAATTTTGATCAAAATTTAGTGGCCAACGTCGCTGATACCGTTCGGGACTGGCTACGGTATACTCTTTCTTCCAGAGAAGGACCGTGCGGGGAATCTCTCTGGAGAAAATACACACGTCAAGGCTACATGAAGGGTGTACATAACGCTTACCAGCGGTCGGCACCCCAGAAGGTAGGAGAGAGTGTCGATCACTACAACGGTCGAAGAGAGCAGTTCATTGCGAACATAGAGAGTAATAGCCTCACAACGAATAGCGCCGTTGCACTCGACCAGATTCAGGGTATCACGGGAGAGATGGGTGCAATTTTGATCAAAATTGTCGAGAGGGGTGTTAAGAACGGCACCAAACCAGAAACGGTAGCAAACCAACTACGTAAGCAACTAGAGATTAGCAAGCAGAAGGCACTTGCGATCGCTCGCACAGAGATGGTGCGCGTACACGCCGAAGGGCAGTTAGACACGATGGAATCGCTCGGCGTTGAGCAGATCATGGCTAACGTCGAGTACCACACGACGGGGCAACCGTGTAAGAAGTGTGCTCCGCTGGCTGGTAAGGTGTTCACGGTGAACAGTGCGCGGGGGTTGATCCCCCGGCACACTCACTGCCGATGCGAATGGGCACCAGCGCCGGGGCAGAGGGCGACGGGCAGGAGTTGGTATGCTGGCAAGAGAGATGTATCACGCTCGCAGATCGACAACCAGAATTTTGATCAAAATTTCGTAGTCGCCAACGACAAGAGTGGTGGTCAAGGGAAGTTTTCGCATCTCACAGGCGGGCGATGGATCACCACGGATTCAGGACACCACGTCTACATTAAAGGTGGTCGTGTCGTCGCCGGTAATCCACACGTTATGAAGGCGATCAATACGCACATGGAGAAGCGAGACGCGAAGGTGCAGTCTCAGCAATCTGTGAATCCTGTAACTCCACAGCAGAAGAAATCGAGCGCAGTATCGGCGCTGCACCGACACATTCTAACGACACGATTCCACACGAAGCAACACACGATCGAGAACCCTAAGAAGAAGGAGCAATCTCATGGCGGACGAAGTGACAGCGGAAGAGGCAAACCAACTCAAGAAAGACCTACAAGCACAAGCGGACAAGTGGCGGGACATCCTACGCGATCCGGTGACACGCCGGCAGATCGAAGCGGGGGAAGTGACGGTGGACCCACTGGTAAAACGTCTCCTCAAGGCTTTCCCACAAAAGTAGTGGCAAAGGCTGTCGAACGTCAGCCGGCCCACGTTGACGAGGTACGTAAGAAGATCGATCGATTTGAGTCGTTCTTCCGTAGCAAGGGAGAACACCAAGTTGCCGACTGGTTAGGGCACTTGCGCAATCACGTCGAAGGTAACGGCGTTGAGGCGACTCTAGCCGCCGTCGGTGGTGTGGGGACCGGCAAGCACACGAAAAAGAGCGTCGAGTATGAAGGGGGGTGGGACAAAGACGCATTCGACCACGGCGATCACGGCCGGCATCTCGCGCAGTTCTGTGAGTCGTACTTGAACCGGCACGGCATCACGATGTCCCACCAGACGGATAGGATTGATCCGTCGTCGCCACAGCCGTTGGTGTCGTCCGCCAGCCCCAAATATGGCGGCACGGAGGCGAAGGACGTACACCCCCGGCGCAAAGGGTCGTTCACGGTATCCGATCCGACACTCAGGGATAAGCTCGAAGAGTCGAAGCGGTTGCCGGGACTAGAAACGAGCGAGGACGTGAGCAAGGTTGCTGGTAAGAAGGTAACGCACTTGACACCAGACGTGACGGCGAAGTTTGATTCAATCTACGGAAAGGATAAGTGGATTGTCAAGGCATACGGCGACGATGCCGCGGCAGGGTATGGTATCTACTTCCCGCAGCGTGCCCGACAGATGCAAGGGGAGGCGCAGAACAATATCTGGAATGCCGGTGCTGGTGTTGCCAAGTACGGATTCTCACTCCACCGAGACGAGTCTAACAACGTGGTCGGACTGAAGCACACGAGTGGAGATACGTACTTGTTCGGCACTGACAAGTACAATAAGACGATCGACGGTGAAGTACGGCATTGGGGTGACAAAGCACACGAAGCGGCACAGCACGAACATGGTGCTGCACTAGCGGGGGGCGGTAAGGATTATATGGTTCAGCCGGCGTTTAACGTCGTCGGCATCAGTGAGGCAGACCGAGCAGCCGGAGTCACGATCAAGTACGGACAAGAGGGGCGGGTACACGTCGTCACACGTAATGGCAAGGCGGAAGTCGTGCCCTACTCAACATGGTTGAAGGGGGATCACTTGCCGGTTGTGTTCGACAATGCCGACACTAGAGCAATGGCAGAGGCAGCACGGCAGGCAGTTGACCGGTTGCCACATTCGGAGAAGCACGGCCAGATTTACGCGCCGGATATCGTGAAGACGACAGAGGGGTATAAGGTAGTGGAGACAAACCCAGCGAATCATACGGGGAGCAGTGGGTATCTCGGTAACAACCCTCTGATTATTGACAGTTATGTATCACACTTGACAGGACGAACACCGGCACACGTCGAGTTTATTCGGAAGTTACTCACGAAGTCGAGCAAGTAGACGAGGGAGATAGGTAGTAGTTAGAGAATTTTGATCAAAATTTCGTGACATACTAGACAGGGATTCGCTATGTCGTCCCCGCAGCAGCCCCGCAGTTATACGTACATGCAGCAGAAGATACTAAACCTTCTGCTAGACGGGGCAGAACACACGTTGGACGAAATCCGTATGGTCATCAAGGACGAATATGCGTCACTAGAAGCCATTTCGATGCACATGACACGTCTCAATCGATCGCTGCCGAGCCACTTAATGATTATTGGACGCCACTACAACGGGCACGGATGCCGTTATCGGATGATGAGGACGATTAATTGGAACGAGTAAGGGATTACCAGTCAATAAGTAGTCCGACTGCACATCTTATGTAACACCCACCACAGATAATGGCGGGAATGGCTACACGACACTCTACACCTACTAAGTCGTCTCCATCCATCGCTCTCGATTTCGTTCTGCTCAACCGGGCGAAGCGAATTCGATTGACGTTGAACACGCAAGCCCGCCGTGTGAAACACCACGGACGGGATTACCTCGTTGTCCCCGTGACAATGCTGGTGCCGGGGGTACTGAACGGTAGTAAGGGGCCGCTGTACTACCCGAAAGAAGAGGTAGCGCGTAACGTCGATGCCTGGAATGGGATGCCGTTGACGTGTGACCACCCGACGGACGATTCGACAGGATTGAATGTCAGTGCTCGCGACCCTGGTACACTGGAACGGCACGGGTTAGGACACGTCTATCGGGTACGGATCAACAACCAGACCGGCAGTCTGCAAGGGCAAGCATGGTTTGACGAGAAGTTAGTGAAGGCACAGGACGAAATTTTGATCAAAAATGGTCGTCCTACGATCCTTCTCCGTCTCCTCAAAGGCGAACCGATCGAACTGTCAACAGGACTATTCACACGCAACGTGCCGGCAGCAAATGGCCGGGGTGTCTCTCCCAACGGACGGGAATACGTCGCCATAGCCCGCGATTACAAGCCCGATCACTTGGCAATTCTGCCCGACAGTAAGGGCGCTTGTTCGCTGCGTGACGGATGTGGTGTTCACATCAACAATACAAAGAAGAAACCGTCAGTTAAGTTATCCATGTCTAGCCAAAAAGCATGCCGCATCTTGAAAGATGGCAGTGTTCACGGGCACCCACTCACAAAGGCTCAGCGTGGCATGTTCGGCGCCAAATGCGGAGAAGGACACACGTCAAACGAGGGCGCGAAAGTGGGATTCTGGAAGCGCCTGATAAGAAATTTGATCAAAAATTCCATACACACCGTTGTCGGCCCGTCTGCATCATCCATGTCAATCGGTGGCAGTGGCGGCAACTGTGGTATTGGCGCCGGTGGATTCCAAAAGGGCAACCACTGTGCCAGCGGTGGCGGCTCCCTCACGCAAAAGGGCGCGAAGTCTGGCGCCTCTGGTGGTGTCTCCCAATCATTGAGAGAAGACATCGCCAACAACCGGTTGCGTGCGTCGAACGCCAGCACAAAGGCGATGTTCGCCAGCAGCACTGCGCTAGAGAAGCACCCCGACGACAAGGCCGAAAAGCTGGCGTCAACAGCCCGCAAGTTAGCACGTCGGGCAACGGCAGGGGTCGGATACGCCGGGCTGACACCAGAGCACCACGAAGCGGCAGCAAAGGCACACGCAAAGGCAGCACAGCGTCACGAGGAACTAGACACTGCCATGTCAGGCAGCGGCGCCGTTCATCACGCACTGGCACATCAAGCCCATAGGGATGCCGCAATGGCTCATATGGCGACGGCTCACTCAATGCGTCGTCTGCGGATGGTAGGGAATGCTCGCAAGTTATCTCGCCGATCGAAGACACGAAATTTTGATCAAAATTCTGAGATGGTAACTAACCGTGATTCCGCGACTACTCCTTTTCTTCCAGAGAAAGGCTCTGCTATGACCGGCAAGCAAAAGATGGTTCAGTATCTCACAAACAATTGTGAGTGTTGGCAGGATGGCGAAGACATCCTTAACAGTATGGATGACACCCGACTGAAGAACCTGATCCGTGTAGCACGCCGTCACATGGAAGACGAGGCGATTGCGAACGCCGTCCGCGAGTCGATTGACGACGCCGATGAAATGGACCTGGAAGAACTGACGACGGTAACGGCGAACGCGCTGAAGGGTGAGCAGAGCGAATCGACCGCCAAGAAGAAGAAAAAGAAGTCTGCTACTTGTACCTCCGACGAACCTGATGAGGATGACATGATGGCAAAGAACGAGGAGTCGCTAGAAGATTTCCTCCAGCGCGACGACATTCCGAAGAGTGTCAAGCGACTGGTGAAGAACGCTCAGAAGCAAGAGAAGCAGCGTCTTGACGACGTTGTGAAGCAGTTGCAGAAGGTGGCGAAGGTCACGACGAACAAGGCGAAGCGGACGCTGATCGCCAACAAGCTGAAGCGGCACGACGAAATCGGTGTGTCGCTCGAATCGCTGGAAGAGTTGTTGATCGCCGTGCAAGACGACTCTAAGAGTGGGCGCCAGACGAACAACGCCCGCATCAAGATCAACCCTGACGACGATGATGACGACGATGACGACGATGCCGAGAAGACCGTCACGAACCGCATTACGAACTACGGCGGTGGCGGTGGTGTAACGAATCGACGTAAGAACGATGAGGAAGAGGTTGAGTACGTCGAGAACGCTGACGACGACGTTGCGGCAATGGTCACGCCGGAGCTGGACTACTCCGAAATCGTGAAGAACCACGACGAACATGACTTGAAGCGTGTCCGTAAGTAACACACCGCACAGGAATTTTGATCAAATTTCTCGATAGATAGACTCACTCACTAAACAGAGAAGGGGGATACGATGGCCCGCGGTAGCCGAACGGTTGTCACAGAGCCGGCCGGAGGCATCAAGACGGAAGGCTATGTGAAGACTGGGCAGACGTTTTATCCTGGCATGGGTGTCATCAAGGATGCGTCGGTCGATCTGATCGGCGGACGACACACATACAAGATTTATGACGAGAGTGCCGATGGGGACCATCCCACTGGTGGCATCTTCATTGTCACGGAAGAAATGAACGCTCTTACGGGTGGTGCTCCGACTGCGAGTTATGCCGCCGGAACGAAAGTTTCGCTGTACTCGCCGCGCATGGGCGAAGAGTTGAACTTGCTGATCAAGAATCTGTCGGGCACTGCGGACGACCATACGAAGGGCGAGAAGCTGATTCTTGACACTGGTACGGGCATGTTTATCGCCACGACCGGTAGCCCCGAAACGGAGATGGCGGAACTTCTCGAATCCATCACTGATCCGGTGGCAGATACGGTTGCTTGGTGTGTGTGGAGCGGGTACTAAGGCAGTCCTACCCACTACTCAGAATTTTGATCAAAGTTTTCCTCCCTGATAACACCGTCGATAACCAACCATAACCAGAGGAGAGTCTAAACGATGTTCGCTAACATGGTCTACGACGGTGTAACCACCGGGCGGGACTTCATCCACAACACCCGTAACGGGGTGGAAGCACAGGGGGAAGTGGCGTCGGCCCTTCTCGACGTGGGGTTTGACCCCAACTTGAGCCGCCCATTCATTGACGACACCGGCCGCAAGGCGATCATCGTCAACACGGGGCGGGTCAAGACGAACCCGAAGACTGGTCGGCGTGAGAAGCAATACCAGAAGATGTATCGAGAGGACTTGGAGAAGGCCGGGTACGACTCTTCGATCGTCCGCAACGCCACGCTCCGCAAGGATACGTGGATTCAGATGCGAGCCGCGTCTCTCCGTGAGGCTCGTAAGCGTCTGCGGGCGTGGGCCGATTTGGCGGACACGAACCCCCTCCGCATCGAAGACGGAATGGGTACGATCACTTATGAGTACGAATCGCAGAACGACCCTGGTGAAGCGCTTGTTGACATGGACATGGACACGGACGGCCGCAACGACGCACCGCAATATAAGCTGCGGTCGATCCCGTTGCCGGTCACGTTCGTCAAGTTCTCGTTCTCTCGTCGGCGTCTAGCGGCTTCTGCCCGTCGGAATGGTCAGGCGGTCAACCTGTCAATGGCGGAAGCGGCCGGGCGTCGTGTTGCGGAAGTGCTGGAACAGACGACAATCGGCACGATGACAGGGACTTCACTCGGGCCGACTTCGGCGACGGACAGTCGGTACACCGGCAACTCGACGGTGTACGGGTATACGAATCTGCCGACGAAGATTGCCAAGACGGACATGACGACTCCGACGGGCAGCAACCCGGAGGCGGTGAAGCAAGACTTCATCGAGATGCGCGAGTTGATGTACGCGAATAACTACTTCGGCCCGTTCTTCGTGTACACGTCCACGGGGTACGATGCGTTCCTTGACGACGACTATTTCCGCGCCGGGTCCACTAGCCAGAGTACGACGCTCCGCAACCGTATTATGCAGATCGGCGGCATCACGTCAATCCGCCGGCTGGACTACTTGTCGAGTGGCTACCAGGCGATCATGGTAGACCCCGACCGTGAGTTTGCGGAAGCGCTGATCGGCAGTGACATCGAGACGATTCAGTATGAGACGATGGGCGGTGGACGTGTTCACTTTGTCACGTATATCATCGCCGCGCCTCTGCTGAAGACGAACTATGGCGGGGTGGCTCGTGTCGTTCACGGCACTACGTCTTGATACTAGGGGTGTGAGTGTGTCGATACGTCCTCATTAACAGTCGCGCGGAACCGTGCCTCTAGAATTTTGATCAAAATTTGTGAGGAACACCAATGCGAGAAGACCTTATCAAACTGATAAAAGTCCTTCAAGCTTCGGCCGTTCACCACAGACAGCAAGTCAAACTTGAGGGAGGTAATTCCGTCCAACTATGGTTCGGGTATGGCTACTATTCACAGGATAAAGTCATATTCAGTCCTTCGGGTAAGTGGCAACCTATAGAACTAACAGTAGAAGACGGGGTAGAATCCTTCCTCAAGGAAACTGGACTATGTGATACAGAGAGGGGTTAGTGACTCTTCCGACGGGCGACATGGTATTGACTTGTTGTCAGTGCTGTGAGATTCGGAGAGTTAATCGGGACTAACCCCTCTCTGCTGACACCAGTAGTGCCCGGCCGAAACTCTATGCCGCACTAGAGACGGAACACCCGGGCACTACTGGCTTACTCTATCTGACACAGAGACATCAACTAACCTTTACAGTAGGAGTCGAGATATGCCGACGCCAGTTCACCACGATGACGTTGACAGCGATGTTGGCATGGGGGTTAAGAAGTACACAGAGAACGCTGCAAAGAAGGATGCGCGTGTCAAGTCGGACGCCAACAAGCCGCTATACGCTTACCGTCTCTTGCAAGGGCAGCGGCTTCAGCGCGACGTAACAGCGGAGCCGGACGACAACGGCGAGTACCCGAAGGAAACGATCAACGGCGGACAACGGTTCTACAGTCACGACAAGGACATTGCCAAGCGTGACGGACCGGACCGTGTGCAGTATCTCGGTCAGGTGAAGGATAAGGAAGTAGTGTGTCGGAAGGAACGCGAACGGAAGGCGCCGACGGGCGGCAATCCCGTTGTCTCTCCCGACCGCAACACCCGTTCGATTACCGACCAGCAGACGAACGCCGCCCGTCACCCACTGAACGAAGCGTCGGAACTGACTCAGGCGAAGCTGGCCGAGAACCCAGACATCCGTAACGACGATCCTGACGGCAGTGATGACCCACGCTTCTCGAATAAGTCGAAGGCGCGTGCTACTAACAGTGGTGGCACCGATACTGGCCCGCTGGAATCTCAGTGGGGTGACTTCGAGAACCACAGTGCGAACGACCTGCGGGACATCTGCAAGGAAGCGGGTGTACAAGTCAAAGGCAAGCAGACTAAGGAAGGGATGATCGCTGCCCTCCGCGAGCGTGACCAACAGTTGATGACGGAGAATCAGCAAGAGAAGGGTGATCTAGAGCAGTAATTGAGTTGTGTAGACCGGTAGTAGGTTACAGGTTTTATGCGTGTCATAACTCTTTCCAAAATTTTGATCAAAAATGGCACGCACGACGACTACAGCAGTTCGGGAGATACTAGGGAATAACTACGGTCCGGGAACGGATGGTAGTCTCCCTAGTCTCCAACCGTACATCGACAAGGCGACATTGACAATTGATCGGGTCTACACCTGTGCTATGGCAAAGGGTTACTTGTTCGTAGATGCCGAACTGGAGATAATCGAGCGGTGGCTAGCAGCGTACAACTATACGATTATGGACCCTCTATACCTCAGTCGGTCCACACTGTCAGCCAGTGGGTCATTCGCCACGGACAAGGATCGGTACAAAACGGCGGCTATAGAGTCAGACGACAGTGGATGTCTTGCTGCCATCCTCAAGCCGGGTAGTGCTGGTGCATCGTGGGGTGGCATGACAGACGCCGAACAGCCTGACTATAGGGACTGGTAATACGATGAACAACTACGGACCTTGCCCAACGTGCAATCAGGAACTAGATGAGCAACGAGAGTGCAAACGCTGCGGGCTACGAGAGACGACAACAGACGTAAATAAGACATGGCGGACGTTTGAACCGTTATCGGTGCAGCAAATGCTAGCCGACCTACCGACGGCTATTGTGTCTTTCTCCAGAGAATAACCGTACCTTAGAATTTTGATCAAAAATGCCGCCCCTTGAATCCCTAGATCGGTATGAAGATGCGTTGCTGTGGAACGCCACGGGTGAGAACGACGAACACGGTGATCCGACCGTCAACGAGACACCTGTAGAAATCAAGGTTCGCATTGTCCGCCGACGGAAACAGAGTGTCAACCCGGAGGGTAACACAATCGGGATTGACGCAATGGTGCATTCTGACCGAGCCATTGCCATCGGTAGCCGGCTGTGGGAAGGGACGTTAGACGAGTGGACTGGTACAGGGAGCGGAGACACGACAACGAAGGTGTGGTACGTGGCAACGGACGAGACGGCACTAGACATCAAAGGTCGTTCTCGCCGCTATCAGTACGGACTGGTGCGGAACATGGCGACGATTTAGACGGATGGTGTAGCATGCCGATCCTTCAAGGGTTCGACAAGATACAGGTGCAGTTGAGGGACCGTCGGCGCCGTCTGTCGGGTGGAGTGGTGACGACGACTCAGGTAGGCTACGAAGCGCCTTACGCCGTATACGTGCATGAGAATAGGCAGGCTCACCATGACATCGGCAAGGCGGGATTCCTGATCGACCCGTTCCGCCGACTGAGGGCAGAACTTCGCAAGCAGATTGCGGAAGACTTGAGGAGCGGACGGACGTTAAAGGAAGCGATGCTACGGGCAGGAATGAAGTTGATGTACGCATCACAAGAGGAAGTGCCAGTGGATACGGGGTTCCTCAAAGACAGTGCATTCGCCCGTGTGGAGGAAACGTAAATGGACATGATTCTTTGGCTAGTAGTCGTAGCAATAGCTGCGGCGATAGCCTATCTAATCATCAACAGCCTAACGCTACCAGCGAACGTGAAGCAAATCATCTGGCTAGTGCTGCTGTTGATTGTTGTAGTCGTCGTATTGGGTCCACTGTTCGGAGTGTTTGGTAGACCAGTGTTGGTGCGGTAACTATAACTGTCTTGAAATTTTGATCAAAATTCGCCCTAGCGCGGAAGGACGAATGATGTCGAACTATCAGTTGTTCATGTTGTGTCTGGCGGCTGTGGCGTTCGGAATCACAATTCTCTCGTCACGCATCGGCCGACACTGTGATCCGAAAAAGGGTAATGACATAACCCCCTATGGTCCACCGGGGTCTAACGGCCACTGCACTATCACGCTTCCCCCGGGTATGTAATCCTCTCCCCCGACCAGTCGTATCGGTGACAATACCAAATGACGGAGGGTATTGTGTTTGATCAGTTACAGTTATCGCCCACTGACATCGGTGTAACGGCTACAGCTATTCTCGGCATCGGCAGTGCCATATATGCCCTATATGACAAGTTGATGACACGGTGGGAAATCGCCGAGTCAACACGAGTCAAGCGGGAAGCTGAGCAAGCGAAGACGGCCGCGGATGCATGGCGCGATTTTGCTGCCGAACGTAAGCAGCAGCATGAGAAGGACGTGTCAGAACTGAAGGCCGAAATTGCAGATAATCGTAAAGAGATTCGACAGCTTAACCAGCGACTCGCACAAGTCAGCGGGTTAGAGCAGCAGATATCAGGGCTTAAGGAAGAGAATGAGCAGATGAAAACAGCGTTCCGGCGTATGGGCATGTGGCCGGACGATGACATGCCGCCGTGGTTGCCCGGGATGCCCGATCGACGTGACCCGAACAATCCAGGGTCGGGACGGTGGTACGTCGGTCCAGAACGACGAAAGGAAGGAACGGACAAGGCAGAACCAGATAAACCGACTGTATAGAAATTTTGATCAAAATTTACCTCTCTGGAGAAAAGAGAATGTCTCGTGTGCGGCTCACAGCATTGTCAATTCTGGCAACTGGTCTACTGACAAGTGCCACGGCTACGGTATTGTCAGATCGGGTGTCGTACTTGCCGTCTGTTGTGGCGGACGATCCTCCGCAGCCAGCGCCAAAGCCTACCCCCACGCCGACCAAGCCCGTAGCAACGCCGGTCAGGCTGACGATTTCTGCCACTCCCGTTCAGCCGTTCCACATAGCGCGAGTTGCCGTAAACTACGAAGACGGGGATACAGTGGATTGGGAAGTGTCTCCCGACCCACCCGACACGGTAACGAACGTCTCGCCGGGTATCTACATCTTCTCAGGAACGCCGGGCACGAAGTACACGGTAACGGTTGATCTGATTAACTTCGACACACGTCGGAAGGGGAGGAAGACGGGACACGTTCAATTCGCCCCTCTCGTTGCACCGACACCAGTACCCCCCGGACCGACACCACCAGTTCCGCCAGTCCCACCACAACCCACCCCCGTTGCGACTGGTGCCTATGTTATCGTCGTTGTGGACGAGAACAACCCAACACGCGCTCAAGAGGAAGTGGCTACCGGTGTCACGCTGACGAGTCTAAAGGCTGCTGGTAAATGTCGGGTGTACGGATCGGTGAGCGATTCCGACAAGTTAGCATCAAAAGGATATGATCGGATGATGACAGACAAGATGCTGACACCACCAGCCGTGTTCGTGCTGGACAAGGGCGGTAAGGTAGTGATTTCTGGTAAGCTGCCGAACGACGATACGACTCTCGCCGCCACTCTTAAGGGGGTTATGCAGCCATGAGCAACGGAACAAGCGGAATTGTATACGACCCGTCGAAAGACCTTGACTACATCGAAGTGAACGGGCAGAAGAGGTATCTAGCCTCAAAGCCCGACACACCGGGGAAGTTTAAGGCACTGCCGAAGTTCTCCGATCACTTCAGCGTCATGCACCGGGCCGACTGGTTTGAAGTGAACCGTCGGGCAGTGTTCGCAGCGTTCGGAACTTTTGATCAAAATGGCCACGGGAGTTGTGTAGGTAACGGGTGGGCAATGGGCATGTCGAAAGCCCGTGTCCTCGCCGGTATGAAGCCCGTACTACTCTCCCCGGCGTGGTTTTACTCGCTCATTAACGGCAACAGCGACAATGGCGCGATTATCTCGGACGGACTCGACGCGGGGCTAAACGTCGGTTGTTGCACGTTCGCCACAGTTGGACAAGACCCGATCTACCAAAGCCGGATGCCGTCTGCGGCAAAGGCTGAGGCGGCTCGGTTCAAGCTGTCTCGTGCGTTTCAAGTGAACAGCTATGACGAGATTATCACGGCTCTCCTGATGCCCAAGCCGATGATTCCGGTGTACGGCTATCAAGTCGGACGTAGCTTCCAGTCATTCGATCGGTACGGGGTGGCTGGACACGACCGAGGACCGGGCAACCATTGTAATCACGCCGACGGGGTAGTGAAGCTGCCGGACGGCCGATGGGTGCTGGACGATCACAACTCATGGGACAGCAGTTGGGGACCGTTCGGCAACGGACGTGTCTACATTGACGAGGACCACCTATTCGGCGGTGGCGACCAACCGGACTGTTGCATCATTGAAGCTGTAATCGAAGACCCGCAAGACCCGACGATTCCACCGAACTACCAACCATAAGAGTAACAACATGGGAACGACACTCCGAACTGTCATGTTTCTAACCGCTCTAACGGTAGAGATATCGCCACCGCAGTACAGTGAACCGCCGGCATATGCTGGCACGTCGAAGGGTGTGACTAAGAATTTTGATCAAAATTGCGACTGCACAGGAATGCCGGGATGTGAGTGTTGGAAGACAAAGTACGTCTGCCCACAAGACGGACAAGGCGGGTGTCGGTGTGGTGTCACTAGCAAGGTTGTGTCTCCCAGCAACGTACTAACCCCATCAACGTCCCTGCAACCAACGTTCACCGTATATCCGACTATGCAGCCGCAACAGTCGCTCACCGGGCAAGGGTGCTACACCGACCCACGAACGGGGCAGCAAGTGTGCCCATACAACACACCACAAGTGCAACAGCGGAGAGGACTGTTCCGTTAGTGGTCTAATACGGTTGCCACTCAACGCCACTACTGTTTTCTTCCAGAGAATGCCTGATGGTCCGTAGAATCATTAACTGACCGACGGTTATAGGAATCGTCGGAATTACTCGTGCGGAGTATCTAACATGGACTTTACAAAGCTACTGCAACTAGCAAAGACGATTCAAGACGCGATTATCAACGAGAACACGGCTCACGCACTTGATATTTTCGGGGATTACGCAAAGGAAAGTGCCGCACTAATTCGCAAGCTAGAGAGTCAAGCTCCGTTGATGAGTGCCGACGTAGAGGGTGGTGTATGCGGTCCGTTAGACGAGATTTGCCGATCGACTCTCGAATGTGAGAGCAAGTGCCGTAATAAGTTCAACAGTAGCAATGAGGCACTTCAGTCAGCTACTAAGGCTGGATTCGAGGCTGGTGAATCTGATCCTACGAAGGCAGTCGATCCGGCAACTATTCTATTCCTCTTCCAGACGGTGATTGCGATTGCGAAGATGATTCGGGAACGTCGGCAAGGCAAGTAACGAGTTGATTGAGGGGGGGAGAAATCCCCTTTCTCTTATAAGAATTTTGATCAAAATTTCGTATTCGACCGGCGGCAGGGGAGGCGATAGCGGTGACTGTCCTCTATGACGGCACGTTTCCGGGGGGTGCCACGTCCGCGGGGGCGGCCGGCACCACCACAGGCGCCGCCGACACTGCAACCGTCGGGACTGCGAACAAATGGGAGGACCTTCAGGGCGGCATCTGGCACCGCGACGGTTCCGGAAACCTCGTGCCCAATAGCGGTGCGGCCTACAACACGTCGTTCCTCCTGCGGCATTCCAGCGTGTCCGGCGAGGGCGCCAGCCTCCTCGACGGCTCGATTTCCGCGGACTTGGCCGCCGGGTTCGTCGGCCGCACACTGGTGCCGTGCCGCTATGCCAACAGCGGCAACGACTGGTCGGAACTCGGCGTATTGTTTACCGCGTTCGCCACCGCGACGTTCACCGCGTACATGCAGAAGAATGGGAGTTTCGCCAACTCCCCGTCGGACGTGGACACCGGCGCGGCCATCAACGCCGGGCACCGCTACCGCGTTGAGGCGGTGTTATCCGGCTCCAACCCCACGACCGTCACGCAGAACTTGTACGACCTGGACGGCGCAACCCCCGGAACGCCGGTCGGCACCCGGACGTTCAGCGACAGTAGCGGGTCGCAGTCCGCGGGCCGGTGGGGCGTGGGTGCGTGGGACACTGGCGGGGCGGCGGCATACACGCGCATCATCATCAAGGACGCTACGGTCGCCCCGCCGACTCTCTCGGGGGCGGGCACGAACGGGTCCGGCACGGCCATTACCGCCACCCTCTCGGAGTCGGGGTGTACCGCGGACGGGGGCGGATCGTCCGGGGCCGGCGGTTTCACCCTGTCTGGCACGTCGGCTACCGTCTCCTCGTGGGCCATCAGCGGGACGACGCTGACCCTCACCCTGTCCGGCGCCGTGTCAATCGGCGACACGGTAACGTACAGCTACGCTCGCGCGTCCACCACCGACGACATCAAGAACTCCGGCGGCTCCTACCTCGCGGACTTCAGCGGGGCGGCTGTCACCAACAACGTCAGCGACACCACGCCGCCGACGCTCACCAGCCCGGTCGGCACGGCCACCGGCGCGACTACGGCCACCATCGGGGCGACAACGGACGAGGGGAACGGCACCCTGTACGGGGTGGTGACTACGAACTCCACGGCCCCTACCGCGACGCAGGTCAAGGCCGGGCAGAACTCGTCCGGCTCGGCGGCGGTGTTCGCCGGCAGCACGTCGGTCAGTTCGACCGGGGCGAAGACGATTTCGGCCACGGGGCTAACGGCGTCCACGTCCTACTACGCACACCTGATGCACGAGGACGCGGCCGGGAACAAGTCGTCGGTGGTGTCATCGGCACAGTTCACGACCGACGCGGCCCCGCTGGTCATGGGGGCGTTGTCGGTCACGGACCGGACGACAACAGATGTAACTATTGGGTGGAGTGCGGCCACTGGCGGGACCGGCAGCAAGACCTACGACGTGTATTACCACACGTCGGCCCCGTTCACCGCGCCGGGAACCGGCACGCACGCGGGAACCACTTCCGGCACCAGTTTCACGATAACACCCGGTTCGGCTGATGTGTTTGTTCGCGTGCTCGCCACCGACGGCGCATCGACCACCGCCCTAAGCTCACAGTCCGCCGACCAGGGGGCGCTGGTCGCCCGGGTCTACCGCACCGCCCGCGTCGTCAGCCTGATCGGCGACTCGATCACGGAGAACATGGGGTCGGCGGCAGGCCTTATCACGGCCCTGTCTAACCTGGACCCGGAGTCGCTGTACACGCTCGGCACCAACCAGGGGGTCGGCGGCACGACGTCCGAGGACTGGAAGAGCGGCACCACGCGGCTGTCGGACGCCATCGCCGCGTGCGTCGCGGCGAACAGTACGGACGTATTCGTGTCGCTCGGGCCGAACGACGCCAAGACGGCCGTCGCCACGACCACCGTCGCGTTCTCGGCGAACCTGGCCGGCATCGCGGCCGACTGCGTGACCGCGGGGTTGCGCGTGCTGCTGAACGGGCCGACCTACGTCGTGCCGGGTGCGTTCGGGGCGTTCGACGAGGCGTGCGTGGGGCGGCTGATCGCCTACCGAGATTCGATCCCCGCTCTCGCCGACGGAACTAACATCTTCGCTGGGTCGGACCGGGCGTTCGACTACTTCCGCACCAACCCGAACCGGCTGGCGGACGAAGTACACCCGGACTCGACCGGGCAGCAAGAATTGCAGTACATCTGGGCGACCGGCTACCAGCGGTCGATGGTCCCGGCGGGCGGCGGGTCCGGCCCGGTGCCGATGATCGGCTCCCCTTTGATTCGCAGTCTTCAGTAACGCACAGAATTTTGATCAAAATTGTCGAGAGTCTAGTAAAGGCTACCATATATGACACCGAGTCTTGAAGAAACGATCTATCTTGACTTCATCACGTCAGATGCCACTGGAGCGGCGGCGGACGCCGACAGTACACCTACTGCCGAAGTCTTCGAGAATGCTACCGATACTACGGTAGTTGCCCTCACTGTCACGAAAAGGACGAGCAAGACGGGTAATTACCGTGTCCCTGTTGCATGTACGGCAGCAAACGGGTTTGAGGCTGGTAAGTCTTACAACGTCATTGCATCGGCTACGATCGGTGGGGTTGCTGCCAAATGTAAGATAGGATCGTTTCAAGTACGTAGAGACTCGGTGAGGACCGGAACCGCTCAAGCTGGTGCATCGAGTACAATTACACTCGACTCGGGTGCATCAGCAGTAGACAACTTCTACAAGCGTCAGAGAGTGTTTCTCACCGGCGGCACAGGGGCCGGACAAGACCGGGTGATTACCGGGTACGTAGGCTCCACGAAGGTTGCCACAGTCGGTATCAACTGGACCACAAACCCCGACGGCACTACGACATTCTCAATTCTACCCGATGGTAGTGTGAATGTCATCCAGTGGGATAGTGTGTACGCCGGGTCGGCGGTCGTCGGGGCGAATGTGCTGGCCATCAGCGGAGTTACTAACAACGCCGATGCTCTGGCGGTGATGACAAGTGCTTATAACGGCGGCACGTTTGACGTGCAGAGTGTCACCAATGCTATCACACTACCGGCAATCCCTACGGACTGGATATCCGCTACGGGTGTGAAGGCCGACGCCGTGACCAAGATTCAATCCGGACTGGCCACACCCACCAATATCACTGCGGCTACCGGAGTTGTACTAGCGGCTACCGGACTAGATCAAATCAGCGCTACATCCCCCACAGCACTCGCCACCACGTTCCGAGAGAAGGTACTGCAAGTATGGGAGCGGTTCTTCGGCAAGGTGGTCAAGGATGACAACGCTGGTACAGTCAAGGTCATGCAAGGAACTGGTAGCACGGCTCAGACAACTCAGACGTTCACCAGCGCGACAGGTGTGGATACGATAAATAAAGCGACATGATAATAAATCTATTGGTCAATTAACCAAAGCAACTAGAACGAGAATTTTGATCAAAAATGTCTGTCGATATCCTAGCCATACTTCCGGTTGCACCACCCTTCTCTCTGGGGTCAGGGGGTGGGGGATTGTGTGATTATCCCGCCGAGTCGGACGTGCGATTAGGTGTCGTCTATGGCAACGGACTATACACAGGAACGCTAATTGGTGGAGGGACGGGACCACTTCCGCCATACGACGACAACTCACCCAACGTGTCAAGCCACCCGCCGGCGCGTATCGTCTTGAAACTCATTCAAGATTTAGGGTACATAGGTACGGTAGCAGAATCAATGGCCGGAGACATCTGGAAAGGGTACAGCCCTAACGAACCCGACTCTCCTGATTACGTCATCGTTACACAAGACACGGAAGGGCAGGATTTGGGACGGGTGCAAGTCGGCCCGCGGAGTGAACTGTACGGCGTACAACTGAGAGTCCGCGCTAGACGGTCGGATGAAGCCTACGCCAAAGCGGCGAACATCGCCATCGCTCTTGACGGCATGTTCAACCGCGACGTGGTGATTGACGGCACGACGTACCTTGTCAATTCGATCGTGCGTCGGGGCAAGCCTATGGTCCTCGGACACGACGCAACGAGCAAGCGGTATATCGTCACGATGAACTTGATGGCGAGTATCAGCCAGCGACCTAGTGAGTAGTCACATATGGACCCCACATACATTGTGGTCTATGGGAAGTTCGCTGCTGCAATGGCTCTCGCGTTTCTGTCAAGACGTGTGTGCGGATGGATTGAAGTCGGTCGAATGCTGGAAGAACATCGTAAGAATCCTCGCTTACGAAATGAGTACAGAGAATTTTGATCAAAATTTCGCCCTAACCCCCGTGTCACTATCTGGAGAGAGTTTAATGATCTTCACCGTTGTCCTAGCTCTCGGGCTGGCTCTACTGATCTACCTCGCCACAGCTCCGAGTCCTGTGGCTCACGTCGCGCCGGCCGGTATCCGTCTCAAAACAGGCGGACCGCAGGTATTCCACACGAACGCACTCGACACGGATATCAGCCTATGGGCCACGGAGACAGGATTTCCAGGGATCGACGGCGGTGATCCGATCGACACAACGACGCAAGAGAACGTGCTATACCGCACGATGGCTCCTCGTGTTCTCCAGACGTTGACGCCGTTCCCCGTCAAGTACCAGTATGATCCGGCGTGCTACAGCCAGATTATCGCCATCCTCAACCGAGAGACGACACTGACGAACCGCTATAACGACGGTAGCACGCTGGCGTTTTACGGCTACTGGCAAAAAGCCGAGTTCGACGCTCAGACGGAAGGTAATCCTCCGACGGTGACAGTGACGATCGTACCGACTAACTTCGATCCAACCAACAAGGTAGAAGCCGGTCCGGTATTGACGAGCGTTGCAGGGACGTAACCTATGTGGCCACCGACCGAGTTCTATAAGTGTTGTGGAGAGCCGGTCGGAGAGGACCACCACCCTCTATGTCATCCTCTTGCTTTTCTTCCAGAGAAATTTGATCAAAAATTCGGTAACAGTAACCTTCAATTTGGGAGTGCGGCCCCAATGGCGAATGATCCGACGTTCGATTATGACGACGTGGTTATCCAGGTTAAGACGGTCAAGTACAAAGGCGCTCGGTTCCTTCTCACAGAAGCAACAGAGAGCGCCAGTCGTGTTTATCGAGGGATGGCTACAAGGTCGCTACGGTTGGTAGATGGTAAGGTAAGCGGCATTGGCAGCGAGATTGCCGACATTCAAGCCGCTGTAGTCCACGAATGCCTTTTCGAGACTCAAGGTAACGACGGTACAACCTGCCTGATGAGTGGTCAGACGCCCGTCAAGGTGCCACTCGAACGAATCCAGAAGATGCCGACGCGCATCGTCAAGGAAATGTTCGACTGGATCAAGAGAGTATCCGATCTGGACGAGAAGGAACAGTCACCGGACGACATCCGCAAGACGATTGCATCTCTCCAAGACAAGTTGGCCAAGTTGGAGGGCGACAGCGGCCCAAAAGCCTTGTCCGACGGTTCGACACAGACTTCCGACTCTGCACAAGGTTAGGGAAGTCACTGAACGAACTGTTAGGCTCCCCCCTGCCGATGACGCGCCGGCAATACCGTCTGTGGGAAGAGTGGTTACTACACGACATGAACACCCCCGACCGTGGGGATTACTACGTTATGCAGGCGACCCGAGAGGTTAAACGGTCGTATGTGAAAGACCCTAACACCGTGCAAATGGACGAGTTCAAGATTCCATTCCAAAGGCAGCAGTCGGTGAAGGTTCAGAAAGTGAATGATGTGGTTAGTGTCGTTGACGGTACAGACGGAAAAGACATAGACGCTGCAACAAAGAATCTCATTGCACGGGATATACAAAGACTCGGCGGCAAAGTGACGACAGTTGTCATCTCACGCAAGGAATACGAGGAACGGCAGGCAAAGGATCGACAGGAATGGGAAGAACGGCAACGGTTGAAGCAGTCTCAGTAACGGCATAGTGTAGAAATTTTGATCAAAATTCCGGCGAGTCGATATGAACACGATTGAACTGGAACGGATGGTGACACGTCTCATCGGGGATGGTACGTCATTCGAGAACATGATACGGACTGCCGAGACGAGTACAGCCCGTGCCGCCGGAGTTATTCAATTCCACTCGCGTAAGATCGAATCGTTCGCCGGCTCTCTCAAGCTGTACGCCAGCAGTGCCCGCGGGACGATCGCACAGTTAGCCGCCCTCACCGGAGTTGCCGGTATCGGTGGAACCCTTTTTGAGTCTGTCCGTCGATCGGCGTCGATGGAACAAACGACCGTCGCGTTCACGAGCCTTGTCGGCAACACGGAGAAAGCGAAAGCCGCGTTAAAAGACTTACAACAGTTTGCCGCCGAGACACCATTTGAACTGCCCGAGATCATGGCGGCAGCAAAGCAGATGATTGGGTTCGGGGAAGATGCATCGAACATCGTCCCCACTATGCGAATGCTCGGAGACGTAGCATCGGCGTTGAATATCCCACTCGGCCAACTGACCTACGTTTTCGGCACGCTCAAGGCACAAGGGCGAGCGTTCACCGTTGATATCAACCAGTTCGCCACGCGCGGTATCCCGATATGGGAAGAACTGTCGAAGGTGATGGGAGTGAGTACCACCAAGATTCGTGATCTGGTAGAGAAGGGGCAAGTCGGGTTCCCGCAGGTAGAAGCCGCATTCAAGAACATGACGGGTGCCGGCGGTAGGTTCAATGGCATGATGCTAGAGCAGTCCCAAACGCTCATCGGACTCTGGTCCACTCTCAAAGATAACGTCGGCATGGCTCTCACCAAGTTCGGTGATGCCATTGTCCAGGTGTTCCGTCTGAAGGAAGTGTTGCGATCCCTCATCGAGACGACGAACAAAGTGGCAGACTGGTTTCAAGGGCCGATGTTCACGAGTGGTGTCAAGCTGGCGATTGACGCACTCGACACGATCAAATCTACGGTAGCCAACTTGTACGAAAGGGGAGTCGAATCGGCCATCGAGTTCTACGAAGCGAACAAGGAAACGATCAAGTGGGCACTCACTGCGGCCGGCGTCATCATGCAGTTGCGGACGGCGTACACCCTACTCGGACTGGCCATCGGGTTAACGAACTTTGCACTAACCATACTAAAGGTCAAGCAACTCCTCGGCATCGGCTTGTGGCTTACCTACATAGGAGTGTTGGGCATCGTCAAGGGGATGTTTCTCGTGTTCAACGCTGCTGTAATGGTGCAGGGATTCCTCGTCAATGCCTTGTGGGCGGCATGGGGACTGTACACAGCGGCTACTGCGACAGCTACAGCAGGAACGGGGATACTGACAGGGGCATTAGCAATACTAGAGGCGGAAACCATCATCCCGTTGATTGCCGCAGCCGTCACGCTGGGATTCGTATTAGCGGCGGCAGGGGCGGCAATGGTGGCAGTGGGGACGGCCAGCAACGCAGCTTACAAGTCGGTAGTAGGACTAATAGACGCATTTAAGGAAATGGGTACTAGTGAGGAGACAATCAGTCGGATCGGCGGCATTGTAGACGAGTTGGGCGGACACTTGAAAATGATTGTCAAGATTGCCCAGACTGATATGCAACTCGCGTGGGAGTACGCGAAGGGGACGTTTAACCTATTCGTCGCGCACGTCCAACAGCGGTTCCCCGCACTGTGGGAGTTCGTCCGGGCCGTGGCCGAAGCGTCGATCAAGTACATCGGAGCCGTGTTCTACAACGAGTTTGAACGGATATTCCTCTACGGTAAGAAGTTGACGACGACACAATTTACCGTCCCGATGATTACGATGTTCCTCGAAGTCGGTGCCAAGATTCGAGAGGCGGCAGGGGAGTTGTTAGTGTTCGGTCTGAGGCTAGCCGGTATCCTCAAGGCATTAGGTCCAGTCGCCAAGCAAGCTGGTGAGGAGTTACAGAACGCACTCGGCAAGATCGACATAGAAACTCAGATCAAAAATTCCAACGCCGCCGATGTACTCAAGGAACAGATGGCGAAGGCAAAGGAAGCACTCGATGCGGCAATGGCAGAACCGGACAATAAGAACGTCGAGCGAGCGAGGACGTATCTTAAGGAACTGGAGAAGGATTTCGAGATTGCTCAAGAGATGGCAAAGAACAAGGACAAGACGAACACAGAGGCGGCCAAGAACGGTGAGAAGGCCGGTGGGGCATTTGCAAAGGCGGCTATTCACGAAATCCACAAGTTCGACGCCGCACTAGCCGGCTCTGTAGAGGCTGCTACACGAGTGTCAGACTACCTGGACAAGATGCGGAGTAGTGGTCAGAAGGCTGGTGCAATGGCAGCGAATGGGCTAGGACTGGCAAGGCCGGGTGATGCACCAAAAGTGTCACAGCAGTTCAAAGACATGATAGCCCCGTTCGCCAATGCTGAGACGGCAAACAAGATTGTAGAGGGTGCTAAAGGTGTTTGGGGGATGTTCCAAGGCGCCGGTGTTCCTGGATTCTTGCAGAATATCGAAGTCCCCGACGCACTGAAGAATATGTCAGCCGCATACGCTGGGATTAATCGGGCCGACATTACCGGAGGGGTTGATAACGCTTTCAACGGTATCGTACCGTCTGACATCACAACGGGCAGCAACGAGGATCACAATAAGTCCGTCGAAGAACTGCTAAAGCAGATTGCGGAGAACACTAAGCATAACGATAACGGGCAGGTTGTATTCATGGCCAAGATTGGTGATCCGTGACCATCCTAAGACCTGAGAATTTTGATCAAAATTTCCGCAATGTAGTATGTAAGTCTGTAGCGCAGCAGTGGCAACCGTCGTAGCCTCTATCAAAGGGGCTACTCTTTTCTTTCAGAGAATACCGCCGTGACAACTCGACTATTGGGAACGGCGAATAACCGTCTGTCGATCGACAGCAACGGACGCAAGACGTATACGATTGATTACCTCATCGGTGCCGCTGTATCCGACAATGTGTATGCCGTCAAGGCGACAACAGGACTCCCCCGCGCCGGTGATCCGCTCAACTTCGGGGGTGACGTAGACGCTACTATGCTTTGTACGGCTCAGTCGGAAATCTCTCAAGAGCAGAAGAAGGGTAACGAGAAGTCGCCCTTGTGGAAGGTAACAAAGACATTCATTGACACAAACCCACGCATAACGGGTAACAGCGTCAAACAGAAGGAAGAGGCGGCAACCGACCGATTCGGTGATCCCGTCTTCACCAGTTCTCACGAACACATCCGCGGTCCGCAGAATGAATGGGACGTGGATGATAACCAAGTGGTAATCGAGCAATGGATAACGGACCTACAGTTGTCTCTACTGTCGCAGATGTCTAGCTCGGTCAACAAGTATCCACTCTGGAACCATCCGCCCCGCACAATCAAACTGAGCGATTACAAATACGATATTGTGTACGACGAAACGGCATCTGGTGGGCGGAAGCTGTACCATCGTGTCCTCACGTTTGACATCCGCTACCGGCGCGAGTTGGGGGTAGACTCGACGTTTGAGCCGGGTACGGGTACTCACGTTGATCTGATCGAAGTAATTGCCGGCAAGTATATCAATTGGGACCGTGACATCTTGGACGAGGGGACGAAGGTACTCAAAGGACACTGGGATTCTAGCGGTGCGTGGGTACTTGACCCCCTCTCCTCTCTCGGTCCGCCGAGTCGTGTGGGTACTGTCGTTTCCCCGACTGGCGGTAGTCTACTGGTCGGTCCGTATAGCTACCGTGTGGCATCGCTCGACAGTACGGGAGGGGAGTCAGCCGCTAGCTCGGAGATTCAGGCACTTCCAGGCGTACCGGGGATGCCGTTCCCCACAAACAAGATCACGTTGACATGGACAGCCGTTAGTGGTGAGACCGGTGGTTATCGCATATACTCGCGGATAGAAGGCGATACGACATACACACACGTTGCCGATGTGGCCACTGGTGTTTTGACCTACATCGATACCGGCACATTCATCAGCGATGGTAAGACTCCGTTAGAGGTTGGTACGTCTACTGGGCAAGTCTGGCCGGACCCCGATAACCCTCGTCACTTCATCCGGTTCAAGGATTTCAACGGTGAGAATGCCCGCGTGATTCTCGACGGTGAGGGTAAGCCGACGGGGGTATGGGTGCGCGGGCCGGATGAGGGTACGGGGACAGGTACGGAACACGACTTGGCAACGTCTCCGGGGATGATACACGTTGAACGGTATGGAGAAAGTGACATGCGCCTTTTAGGCATACCGGAAAGTTGGTAGGAGTCTCGTATACCTTCTCTAGAATTTTGATCAAAATTTCCGACACGTCAAGCACGGTGCGGTATGCCAGAGAAACGGTTTCTATTCTCGGCTGATGATATCCGCGTCTTAAAAGACATCGTACATCAAGTCTTGTCTACCAGCAAGAGCACACCCAATCGAGCGCAGACAGTCGGGCCGGACATCGAAGAACAGATGGCGCCCGAAGTATACGTGGCACTTGTTACGTCCACCATCCCTGCCCGATCCGGCCTATACCCTGGAGTTGGTCAAGTCGATATCTACCGGATTGGTGACACTCGGCTGGATGGCATATCTCCCAAACTGTACACAACGCACGGACTGAAGGAAGTCGTCTATAACCTATCATCAACGACCATCACACCCGACAGTAGTGGTGTCGGCACTGGCACCGGAACGGGTACCAACGTTGATTACCAGTTCGTACCCGTCATCCGAGACAAGTTCGGCAACTGGTTAATTCTGGAGATGGGTTCGGGTGGTGGCACGACACCCTCAACATCGACCCCGACACGCTGGCTCGCTTGTCTCGGGTATGTGTGCCTGCCGACGACGGATGGCGGGATTAGTGGCCGGTGTGTGCCGTTCGACGGTGTGTGTCCGGCCGGTTTCTACCGTTACGGATGGGTGAGGGTCAAGCCGACTGGCATTCTTTCCGGCACCCCCTGTGTACTGACGTATGACGCTGACGAATCCGGGGACTTACCCACCCGCGGTGGTATCAACTGCCTGCCCGGAGTTCACTACGCTAACGAATACTGGCCCCCTTACCCGTGGGCCATGCCCGACACGTCTTGCAGTGGGTTTAGTGACACGGGGACGGGTACAGAGGAACCGATCTTCCATCACCTTGCCGTTGTAGAGATGGAGATGGGGCCGACGGGGTTGTATACAGTCTTCTACGGCACGCCACGGCAAGACTTATTCCGCATCACCGACGCTGGCACAGGAGCGGCCATTGAACGTCTGAAAGACCCGAATCAGGGTAAGTACGTGGACGGCACTCTGATTATCGTTCTGGAAGAGGACACCGACCCGTGACTATCATAGGACGCATCCGACGGGGGAAGTACGGCGGGTGGGCTGACAAACACACCCCGAAATTTAAGCTGATGCCGGCGCTTCAGTGTCTCGCCCAATTCACCAACGGGGCCAAATTCGCCGGCAAGTTCAGCGGATTCGATCCAATCACGCGCACCCCTACGGCGAAGTTCTCCTGGATATGCTGCAATGGGTTATGTACCCGCGCCGAAGAACTGGCGAACGACTGTTACAAGCGGGCAGACATACTCCCCGGTGGCATATCAAAGAGGGTGGCTCTCTATCTGGCCGACGTGTCAAACTGCTATTCCGCCTACCTTCAGCGGACCATCCTTAACTTCGATTCCGGCTCTGGAACGTGGATAGGACAGGTTACGCTAAGGGGCGGAATACTATACCTTACGTTTAAAGTCCTCACGGCCACGTCATTCCGCTTGAGTTGGACGGGCTGCGACACGGGCAGTCTGACGCACGATGCAGATTGCACCGATCCACTAGGGATTTCATTCGGACAGGAGACGTTTATCGGCTGCTGCCGGTGTAACAGTGACTCAAGCACTCCACCTAGTACGGACAACCAGCCAACAATATTCTTTTTCGCTGCGGCCAACTGTCATAAGGATCGGTGGGCGAAGTACGGTGGATGGAAGGACAAGTACACCCCTATATTCCGTGTCGAATCCCCATGTATCTACGACATTCAACCGCAGCGCGGTTGCTCGTCCATGACGTGTCCCTTGATAGCGACGATCAGCGGATCGTGTCCTTGCATGAACGGGGACTATGGGCTGTCTCACGATAATTCTATTGGCAGTGGCGGCGGATGGGAAAAGCTACTGACGTGGGGGTGTGGTCCGGCCGGCTCGATCCGCGTGACGTGTCTCGGCGGCAGTGACGGCACGACGACGTACCAACTCGACCTGTTGTGCGGCGCCGACAACACGGGGACGGCTCAAGTCGTCGTACCGAATGAGGATATTGAGGACTTTGACGAAACGTTCATGGTGCCGATGACATCCCCCGGCGGGGTGTGTACGGGGGTTTGTACTTACACATACATAGAGATGACGGGCGGGGCAACGCTGGCCGGCTCGACCTGTTCCGCGTCGTGTGACCCCTGCGACGGATCGTTAGCGAATGGCGACCCCCGCATCCCCGGTGGGTTGAGTGACGGTCAGACGTTCGACGTGCCGTGTACAGGCAGTAGTTCGGCGTGTTGCGTGGCGACGATCCCCGTCCGTGTCACCCGAGCGGCCTAGAAGGGTTGTGGTATGGAAGGCACACCCACATCCGTAGAGCCTCCGTGCGAATGCCCCGAGTCTGGTGGACTGTGCCCGCGGTACGGCATTGAGCAACGGCCGCACCACGTCAGGTTGTGTCAGTCGTCCAACAATGAGCGGGCGAAGTTGCGCCGTCGGAAGGACGAGAGAGACGGAGTAATACCGAAAAGGGTCATTCCGTTACTGCCGTCTACGATTTCTCCAATATCCGACGAACGACAGCGAATACACGTACAGAGTAGCCAACCGTCGGTACGGATGGTACGGGGGAAGTGTGTCTACACTGGTGCAGTTTTGATCAAAATTCCCAACTGCGGGGGCAGTCGGTGGACGTATGAATGTGACCATCCGAACGACACCAAACAGTCACAGCACCCGACGTGCATCCCTATCGAGAATGGCCAGACTTGCCCACACTGGAGCGATCACATACAGCCAGAGACTTCTCTGGAAGAAAACAGTAACTCCACCCCGACTTAGTAGTAGTAGGCTTAGTATCAGTTCAATGCCCTATGTCACCCACACGAAAGGTAGTCATGTCATGTACCGTACACTATGGACCGCCATTAGCGTTACCACCATCACACTACAGTCCGTAGTGGCGTACACCGTCGGCGTATTCGAGGGTAGTCGGACGCCACTGATGGCAGTACAAATCCCCAACGTCGGATATGATACGGGGGTGTTGCCGCCTCTGCTGGTGATCATCGTAGCCGCACTGTCATCGGCCACGGCGATTATCATCCTGGCACGGTGTCAGCAAGACTCACAGACTGAGGAGTAGAGATGCACCCACGTAGTAACCGTCGTGACGGACGTATTCCCGTTGAGCAAGTGAATGGTGCGCAGAAATTTGATCAAAATTCTACACCTAGATCGCGCTGCTCAGAAGGTGTACCACGGGGAAATGCGTTAGCGGTTGCTGGAAGCGTAACAGGGTCCGTAGGCAGCATTACCAAGCGCCTAGAGTGGTGCTACGGCGTCACCACCGTCCCTAGCCGTAGCGTATCCCACTTGCCGAAAACGCTCGATTCTCTACGAAAGGGTGGGTTCGACAGACCGCATTTGTTCGTAGACGGTGCCACCGATGGTAGCTGGTGGGCTAACTCGTTCGGACTCGATGTCACATGCCGCGGGGGTATACCGGTGCGGGTAGCTGGCAACTGGATACTGAGCTTGTACGAGTTGTACTACCGCAACCCACTAGCTGATCGGTACGCACTGTTTCAAGATGACTTGATTATGTATCGTAACACGAGAGACTACTTGAATACCTTTCTTCCAGAGAAAGGGTATCTCAACTTATACACGATGGAATCGAACGTAACACACTTCACCCCGCATGGTACAGACGGTAAACCGAGTACGGGGTGGTATTCGTCTAACCAGTGGGGGAAGAGTGCTATTGCTCTTGTATTCGACCGGCAAGGTGTCATCGAGCTACTGTGTAGTCGGCATCTGGCACGGCGCCCTAGCAATCGTGACAAGCCGAGTAATGCAGAACGGTGGTACTGCAAGATCGACGGGGGTATTAGTGCGGCCATGTCGGGGAATGACCGGACGAATCCTACAGCGAACGGTGGCGCCGGCTATCTAGAGTACGTCCATTACCCGACGCTGGTGCAGCACACGGGACACGTCAGCAGCCGTAAGGAAGCAGAGGGGGCAAGGCCACAGCCGATCGGGCAAGGGTTTCTCGGAGAGGAATTCAACGCTCGGAATTTCGGTATGGGTAAGATGGCAGAGGGGAAGATACGCCCAATGACTACCCCGATTATGCACATCTCGCGGGATATGTAAGTGATGTATAGTAGTGCTACGGAATTTGATCAAAATTCCACAGAGGGTGTACTTGAAGCAGTCGGCATATCACAACACGTCAAGTAATATACTCTAACTAACTCCCCTTGTATTACTTCCGGCTACCCCTATAATAGGGGGGGTGTGGCGGGGGAAATTTTTAGGGTGTGGCGGATAGAGAATACATAAGAAAATAGAAGATGTCAGAGAAGAAAAATAAAGGGTTTAATTGAAACAGAGAAGAGGAATACAAAAGTAGGATGCTTCGCATTCCTACTTCGTAAATCCCCTTTCTTGTTGTTATAATAATAAGACACAGTAAGAGATAGTAGAGAGTAAGGTAGGTAGTAGAGAGGTAGAAGACGAGAATCGGTGCGGTGGAGAAATTTGATCAAAATTCCAAGAAAGGACAAGTGCGGCAATGGCAGTGAAGAACCTTAAGGACTGTGTAATCTGTGTAGTCGGAGGCGGTGTCGTCGGCACTGCCACGGCAGACGTATTCCGTGACTACTGTCGAGAGTTATACGTCTGGGACATTGACGAGAAAAAGCAAGATATGCACGAGATGCGAATAGAAGGTGCGTTAAGGCTAAGTCATATCGTATTCCTCTGCTTACCCGAAACAGAATTAGACAATTGGTGCGGGAAATACCTACCACTACAGTACAACTTACCGGAGGACGTATACAGAAACACGCACTTCGTCATCCGCTCAACATGCCCCGTGGGTACTACATCTTTTCTCCAGAGAAAGTACAGTCTGCCGCACGTCTACCATTGGCCAGAGTTCCTATCGGAGAGAACCGCCGAGCATGACTCCAAAAACCCTAGCACGATTATGCTAGGTAGACCGGACGCATGGAAGATGCACCCGACGTATAACTTGTTGTTGTCGATCCTGTACCAGCGATTCCCGACTATCCCTATATCACCAACGTCGTCAGAAGAGTCAGAGATGGCGAAGATTGCGCAAAATGCGTTCTTCTGTGTCAAGCTCTCGTTCTTCAACGAGTTGAACCTACTGTGTGAACGGATGGGAGTAGACTACAAGAGTGTTGTTCGGTTGATGTGTGCCGACTACCGTATTAGCGAGCATCACACTCAAGTCCCCGGCCCCGATGGTAAGTACGGATATGGCGGTAAATGTCTGGAGAAGGACTTGCGGCAGTTCGTCGCCATGTGTGCAAAAGAAAAACTGGTGTCAGTAGTGGGTGAAGCATCTCTAAGGGCAAATAAAGAACACCGAACACGAAAGGTTAAGGGTAAGTAGGGTAACGAGAATTTTGATCAAAATTCTAGAGGGCACAGCCATTAAGACCCTAACAGATGAACAAGCCGATCTGTTCCGAGAGATACGAAGGAAGGTCAACCAACTGACGAGAGACATAGACGACATTCGATCGAAAACGTCGTCAGGGTGTGAACACTACAACGGGGACTATGTAGACGATTGCCCCGTCTGCCAACTCGACATCGCTATACGAGACGCGGGATTAGCAGTTCAAGATGCTCCGAGATTAGTAGAAGATGCACTATTAAGAGGACCGATGCCAAAGTCCCATCCGTCACGATCGAAGTAGAATTTTGATCAAAATTTAGAAAGGGACGATATGCAGATCGATACCGTTGACGACGTGATTAGACGACTGCCTAAAGTGCAGATGCCCCGTCTACCGGCTCCGAAGTACACCGGCACGTCAGGAGAACGCCGCACGTTTATGGCTGTCAAGTCGATGTCTACCCACATGACTGACGAAGGATGGCAGATCGCTTTAGCTCTTGCGTCAGGCGGATATGGCATCACGGGGCACGGTATAGGTGAATGCCAGTTCACCGACTGTAAGGACGTGCTAGACCACTTAACCCCAGACGTACTAGGGATACAAGACAAGCGAGAGTATGAAGGCAAAACAGCCGGCCCGGGATTCGATGCAAGTGAACGATTTCAGAATGTCCATATACTTTCTTCCAGAGAAAGTGTATTCAAGTTCACGATTCTGAAAGACGCTCAACACAACCCGGCTTACCACTGTGACAGTGCCAGTGAGATAGGGTGTCATGCATGGGTAGCGTACTACAACCCTCGTATCGTCTGCCATCTGGCGCCCTACGTCCGGCAAGAGCACATCGTTCGGACATACCACACGGTTAATAGAGAATTGGTGCCGGTATACAAGGCGACTCGATTTAATAAGGCATTGTTGAGCGGGGCAGTGAGCAAGGCTTACCCGTTGCGAATGCGGCTGCTGGCGTCTCACTACGAACCAACACGAGACTTGAAGGGGATTGTAGACGTACTGCCACACCCCGGATACGGCCGGAACCATTGCTACACACCGGAGTACCTAACGACATTGAGCCACTATAAAGTCGCTATCTGTACGTGTTCGGTGTACGGTTACGCACTTCGGAAGATAGTGGAAGGAACGGCGTGTGGGTGTATTGTCGTGACTAACCTTCCGTCGGACGAAACGCTGCCGGGGATTGACGAGAACTTGGTGAGAGTGTCAAGTGACATCAGTACGGGAGAGATGGGAAGTTTGATCAAAAATCTCATCACGTCGTACAACCCCGAACGACAAGCAGCACTCGCCGAAGTGGCAAAGGCACGGTACGACTACCGGACGGAAGGTATACGGTTGGCGGGTGCAATCGAGACACTACGTCAGTCCTATAACGGAGGGCAGTCGTGAACGTCTATTCTTATTGGTCAGGGAATAAACCCGAGTGGATTGACGTGTGTTTAAAAAGCATTGCGCGATGCTGTAACGGTACAACCAAGTTTCACCTACTGACGCCCGATACGATTGCCAGTGAGGCAACAGTAGTAGATTCGTGGGTGAAACGATGGCTACCGAAACGGTGGCTCGACTTGCCGCCGGGGGTAGGGACTGATTGTCTCCGGGCTGCACTGCTATACGAGTTTGGCGGACTGTGGTGTGATGCTGATACCGTGTGTCTTCGCAACCCCGGAGATTTGATCAAAAATCGTCACGACCCGAAACAATTCCTCTATAGTCGGTGGCCGACTGGTGGCGAGAGGGTAATTGCTGGATACGTGTACTCCCCACCACGGCACCCGATTGCAAAGCAGTGGTACAACTTCGTCTGTGACGCTCTGGAGAACAGTGAGAATATTGGTTGGGGTGATCTGGGGGAGAAGATACTAACGCTACTAGTCAATATGTCACCGTCTAGTAAGTCGTCATGGCAGATACCTATAGAAACGTTCATGCCGGTCGATATTGATAGCAACGTGTATCAATACTTCGATCTGTGTGAAAACTGGTGGCGACACGTAGACGGTAACACGATTGCGTTCGGGCTGAATTACTCCTGGATGTCACATAACTTCCCTAGCCAGATGGAAGGGGTGATGCGGTCGGGATCGTCGTTACAAGGGACGTTGATCTATCGTCTGCTACATGAAGCCCATTACGAGAACCAGAAGTCGGGGGTAATCGTCGATGCAAAGTAAGCCTGCAAAGCCGCACTTCCGAGACGTGACGTACCACAGTGATACTGAAGGAAGGGAAGACTGTCAGCGGGGGTGGCATGTACTAGCAACCGAGTTGCATCTGGGGGCGGTATTGGACGTGGGGGCAGGGTTAGCACTGTCGAAGAACCGGATTCCGCTGTGTATGACTCAGGACGTTGCATTTGGTCTACCGGTTGAAATCTGTGCCAATCTGACGGTGATCCGTGACCAGTCGTTCGATTCGGTGACAGCGTTCGATGTGTTAGAGCATGTGGTAGAAGACGTGGATTTCTTGAATGAGATGTGCCGCATCGCACGGAAGTACGTGTTACTCACGACACCCAATTTTAACGTGTCCCACGCGGCCAACGGCTACCACTGCCGAGAGTACACACCGAAAGAATTCTTCCATCTGGCGGCGGGTGTCAAAGGGTGGGTAATATCGAAACTATGGTCTGGAGAGGGGGAGGGATTCGTCAGACGTGAGTGGGTCAAGTGGTCGGAGTTTCAAGAGCATACGGATGCTCATCAGGCAGTTTTGTTAGGTAGAATAGATGACTAGAGAAGTATTGCAGAATTTTGATCAAAATTTATGAAAGGTATAAGTGCGGTATGGCGAACATCGACCCTAACCGAGTGTACGAACCTCTGCCGCAAATGGGTGTAGGATGGGGAGGCGGGTTTAACGTAGTGTGTTTATTCGAGAATCCTATCACAATCATGCAGGCTAGCGACCTGATGAATGGGGTGCTAAAGATACTCAAGGCCGGTAACTTCTGTCTAACGACACAGCGCCCGAATGGGTCTATGAGGAAGTACGGTGTCTTGCGGTTCCTGCCGAACTTGCCCGGTGGGTATGACGGTACAGCAGTTCAATCCTCATTCCTGATGCCGGGGGTAGACATATTCGAGAAACTAGCACTGTGCCGGTGGTTCGGGAATACGCCGGAACAGTTGGCATTCACAATTCGAGATGCCGCACACGAGATATGTCACGCGATAGGGCTAGGGCACAGTAACCTACCGAATAACCTCATGCTGCCGACAAGCGGAGCGACGTGGACGGACATAACATCGGAGCAATACACACAGATTGCGACGGGATTTGACATGGCATTAGCAGCAACGAAGTAGTGTAAGTTTTGATCAAAATTCTAGTGCGGAGACAAGGAATGGCTAATAAAACTTCGCCTGTGAAAGCCAAAGATAGATTCGGGAGGCTAACTGTACTACGGTACGTTGGACTAAGCCGTTTTAGAAATCGTTTATGGGAATGTAGATGTATCTGCGGAAAATTGACAACAGTAGTCGGGTCACATCTGGCGTCTGGTAATACTGTTAGTTGTGGGTGTTTATCTAGAGAAGCTAACACTACACACGGGATGTCGAGAAACGGAACACCAGAGTATAGAATCTGGACTTGTATGATTGCTAGATGTAGTAATAGAGAAGGGAAAGGGCATCATAACTATGGCGGTAGAGGTATTAAAGTTTGTGAGAGATGGTTGAAGTTCGAGAATTTCTATAAGGATATGGGACCACGCCCGTCGCCTAAACACAGCATAGACAGGGTGAATAACGATGGTGATTATGAGCCGTCAAATTGCAGATGGGCTACTAAGATAGAACAAGACACTAATAGACGGACTAACAGGAACGTCACATATAAGGGAAGAACTCAGTGTATTACGTTCTGGGCTAGAGAACTTGGAATACACCCGATGACGTTAATGTATAGACTCGACCGAGGTTGGACAGCAGAGCGGACTTTAACCACACCAGTAAAAGGAAAATCACAATGGACGAAAAAACTTGTCTCTCAAAGATGATTGGTCCGGGACAACGGAGAGAGACGAAATGGCTTGCTGGTGTAATTCAAATACTAGTGACTCGTGGGTGTGACCAGTCTTGCGCAAATTGTACCCAGTCGTCTCAACTAGCCGGCAAAATAGAGTTTATGACCCCTGATAACTTCGAGAAATCAGTTATCAGTTTGCAAAACTATTTTGGAGTCGTGGGTACTATGGGAGGGAATCCGGCAGTCTCGACGTACTTCGGGGAATACTGCGAGATTCTGAAAAAGTACATCCCTTTTGAACGACGTGGTTTATGGTGTAATAGTCCTAGAGGTAAAGGTAAATTGATGAGGGATACGTTTAATCCCCGCTATAGCAATCTTAATTGCCATCTCGACAAGGAAGCCTACGCCGAATTTAAGCGCGACTGGCCGGAATCAATGCCATTCGGCCACGATAGAGATAGCCGGCACGCTCCGGTATTAGTAGCCATGAAAGATGTGATTGCTGATGAGGGGCGACGGTGGGAACTGATTAGTAACTGTGATATCAACAGGGGTTGGAGTGCCGGAATCATCCAGTTTCGAGGACAAGCCAGAGCATTTTTTTGTGAGATAGCCGCGAGCTTTGCGGGGTTATACCAGCACGATCCGAGTTACCCAGATTTAGGCTATCCAGTCGATTTTGTTAATGGCCACGGTCAGAAGTGGTGGCAACTCGGAATGCACTCTTTTACGGACCAAGTGCGTCAAGCTTGTCATTCGTGTGGGGTGCCATTGAGAGGACACGGAGAGCTATCACAGTCGGCAGACGGTGTAGAGCAAGTGTCGGCAACTCATCAGTCGATATACCAACCGAAGCGTAAGGGTAGACGTGTAGAGTTGGTGACGGTTGAATCTCAGTTAGGAGAGCGTTTAGGGAATGTAGTGAGATATCTTCAAAATGGTGCGTAGAAATTTTGATCAAAATTATGGCACAAAGGACAAGTATGATTCAGAGAACCGTAGATAAGTCCGACTTCCCCGTTGGAATGTGTGAGGAAATTGAACGAGTGCTAGAGGAGTGTAAGAGTCTACCAGACGGACTGTCAGTCTATCAACCGGTAATTAATAGTCCGCTGATGTTCCCTCTTCAGCGTCCGGCCGAGATGGTACGTATGTTTGCCGCGGCAGGTGTGAGAAGTGCTGTGCGTCCGAAAGTCGTCATGGAGATTGGGGCGGATAAGTCGGGTGGACTGTATCACTGGTGTCGGTCAGTCGGTAAAGTTGAATTGGTGATCGGATGTGAGATTCGAGGAACGCCGTACAGCCGGCTATTCGAGAGAGCCTTTCCTAACATTCAATTCGTATGGGGGAGAGATAGTAGACAGAGAGAGTTTGTAGACATGGTTCGTGTCGTGTCTGACAACTACGGTGGTATCGACTGTCTGTTCATCGACGGGGACAAGTCGAAGTTTCTAGAGGACTTCAATACTTATCGTCCGATGGTGCGGAGCGGTGGCGTCATCTTTCTGCACGATATCACAGACTTCCCCGGACCGAAAGAGGCATGGAACGTGTTGCGGAGAGAGTATAAGGACAGTTACACCATTATTGACGGATCGACAGATGTACTCCCCGCATTAGAGAGACAGAGTAAGGGAATAGACTGTAAGACGGCTCACGAGTCGTGGTTGAGACACTGGTACGGTAGAAGCTGCGGTGTGGGTGTAATTCCAATACCGTAAATTTTGATCAAAATTTCCCCATCGAGAGATATATGGTCCCACTGATAACACTACCGCCCGACTACCCATCTGACCCTGGCGAGAGGTTCAAACATATAGAGCTAGAGGTAAACCGAGGTATGTATGCCAGCTAAACCAAAAGTGAAGCCTGGAGATAAGTTTCACAGACTAACAGTGAGACAAGACATAGGAGTAGCCCCCGGTGGGTATCGGCTTATGCTGTGCGACTGTGTATGTGGAGGTACGCATAAGGCAAGCACAGGAAGTTTACTTAAAGGTGGTGTAAAGAGTTGTGGATGTTTGATAAAAGAAAGTGCATGGAAGATCAAACACGGCGAATATGGAACCCCAACGTATACTTGCTGGCGGTCTATGTTAGCTAGATGTAACAACCCGACTAACAAACTCTATTGGATGTATGGATCAGTAGGTATTACGGTTGCTCCGCAGTGGACAGAATTCAAGACTTTCTTAAGAGATATGGGATATAGACCATCGCTTCTCTATTCTCTTGATAGATGGCCGAATAATGATGGTAACTATGAGCCTGGAAATGTGAGATGGGCTACGGCAGAGGAACAAGCAAGAAATAGAAGAAACAACCTATTTCTAACCTTTAACGGTAGAAAGCAGTTAGCAATAGAGTGGGCTGAAGAGTTAGGTATCAAGTATGTAACATTATTTGGAAGGTTGGCACGAGGTATGTCCGTAGAAGAGTCATTAACTAAAAAGCTTGGAACGCATTCAGTTAGTAGGAGACGTAAATGATCAGTCTGCCACTACCAGACTTCTACCCTAGAGACCCAGGGGAAAGATTTAAACATGTAGAGATCGAAGTAAATTCGATTTGCGATCTCGATTGCTTTGGCTGCGACCGGTTCAGTGACGTAACGACCGCCCCGAATATGACAGTCGCTCAAGTCGCTCGATTCGTAGACGAGTCACTAGAGTTGGATTGGGAATGGGAGCGTATCCGTATTCTGGGGGGTGAGCCGACACTCCACCCGCAGTTACACGAGATTGCCGCCGAGATCGCACGATACACAGCACGCTTCCCGAAAGTGTTCCTCCAAGTGCTGAGCAACGGTCGGGGGAAGTGGGCACGAGAGAAGGACTGGCTCACACGGGCCGGATGGAACGTTCACGTAGAAGGGCCGAAGACAAAGGGTATTACGCCGGACTGGTTCACGAACACACGGATAGTGCCGGTAGACCGTAACCCGAAAGTCGGTATCCTGCCACCGTGCGGTATCTTCGCTATTCGTGGGTGCGGCATCGGCTTGACACGACACGGGTACTTTCTCGATGGAGCCGGGGCGAGTATCGCACGAGTGGCAGGGTACGATATCGGGGTGATGTCGCTGAAAGACGTGACATGGAACGCCATGCTGGGTCAGGCTACGATCCTGTGTCGGGTGTGCGGCCATTGGAATCCGCCAGATGGTAGAGTCGTTCAGAAGGTGTCGGAGACGGGCCGTATCATGGGTAAGTTTTGGTCTGAGGTATTGCACGCTTACCACACGAAGAAACCGCAACTCAGTCTGTACGGGGGTGAGTGATGGGACTTAGAGCCGTGCTCGTGTCCGTAGACTACACGGACTGCCTGAAATTGTCGTTACCTTGGAATAGATCGCACTTCGATACAGTAACGGTCATCACATCCACGGCTGACGCCCCGAATGTCAAGCCAATCTGCGAAGCGAACAATGCGGATGTGATTGTTACGGACTTGTTCTACGCTCGCAAGGGAGACGTGTTTGCGAAGTGGCCGGCGATGGAATTCGGGCTAGACTGCATAGGACGTAAGGGGTGGCTATGCGTCATGGATGCTGATGTATTGTGGCCGAAAAATCTAGAGGTATTCATTCCTGGTCGACCTAATATCTGCGAGTTTGTCATCAACGGATGTGCGTTCTTGCCGGGAATGTTGTACTCCCCACTTAGACGAATGTACCACACCGTACCACAGAATTTTGATCAAATTCCACCCGAGTCGGAATGGAGCAAGTACCCGATTCATAAGAATATTGCGGAGTGGGCAGGGTACACTCAGATATTCCACGCCAGCGATCCCGTTCTAGGTCCGCCCCCGTGGCACGACATTACTTGGAAAACGGCCGGAGGGGCAGATAGCTTCTTTCAGGCGAAGTGGCCACGGGAGAGAAAGGTACGCCCCCCGTTTGAAGTGCTGCACATGGGACCGGCTGGCGCCAACTGGTGCGGACGAGCAACCCCCTACGCTGACGGCACAGTGCCACCAGAATCGGGCAAGCGGGCGGCGATGGTCGGCAATATCTGGGAGAAGAGGCAGAGGCTCAGGAAGGAAGGACGGGACCAATTCGAGGGAGAGAAGGGGTAAACGAAAAACCCCGGTGGTTAGCCGGGGTGGTTTGCTGTCGATCGGTTTAGCTCTTGTGGTCCAGGTCAGCAATGCTCGGCAGCTGCGGGCAACCAGCATTGACCCACTGAGAGAGGATTTCGCCATCCTCTTCCCCGTTTTCGGTCAGCCAGTCAGCGTAGGCACCAATCGTAGCCATATCATCAAGCTTGACGATTAGGGCACGAATGAAAGCCTCTTCATCGGGGCAGGACGCTTCGACGTTCGCAGGGGCCACATCCACCTTGCGGCAGTTGTCAACGCTGATGTAGCTGTACCACTTGCCGGAGGCATCCCGCAGATTGTAGTACGGTCCGTAGTTGCCGTTACCCATCGCTACGATTTCGTACCGACCCTTCGGTGCCTTCCGCCCTTTGTACACTTCGACCGTATCCCCCTGCCGAACTTCCCTATTCTGCCGTTCCTCGTTACGGTAGCCGTGGATGACGCTTTGCAGCCCGTTGACTACCTGGATAACCCGCCGGGCACGTTCCATCATCTCGGGTGTGGCGTCGTTCTCGAAGACATAATCGTTATCGTCGGTGTAGAACGACTTCGAGCGGGGCATCTCGTTTTCGTCTAGGTAGGTAACCCGAACGCGGTTGCCGCTGTCGATCCAAGCGTGATCGGAGGAAACCCGTTCGGTGTACCAATAGTGGTTCAGGGTCCGGCCGACGAACTTAAGGGAGTCTGGGACAACCACCTGATCCGCGGAGGAGTAACCCGTACCAACCCGAGTGGTGTTCGCAACGGCCATTGTCCTACTCCTGAAGGGGTTTTCCGTTCCACACAACTATATATACGACAGTCGGCAGGGTTTGTTGCAGGGAATCCGAAATTTTGATCAAAATTATCGATAGGTAGTTCACGCCATAGCAAAAAGAAACCCCGGCAGGATTAGTGCCGGGGTTCAATTGCTGGGCTACTCAGTCGGTTCACGGTAGGAGTCCACCCACGCATCGAATCCACGTTCAGCGGATACGGCTTCCTCTTGCGTGTCGATCCACTGCATAGCGTCCTGCAACGAGTCGAACAAGTAGACACGGGGGGTGCCGTTCGACAGACACCCGACCTTGTAACCGAACACCCGCACTGCCCCTCTCGGGTAGATCGTCGTTCCGTCGCCTGAGTCGATCACGTAGTCCTCTTGCCCCACCACGATCCGACCGATGATCTGGAAGCTTCCCATTGCTCTCTCCTTGCAGGTTGGGGACACGGTTTGCATCCCTCTGGTAAGGTATACGTCACTCGGGGCGGAATGTTGCAAGAATTTTGATCAAAATTTCTAGATAGTCACCCGTCCCGACTTAATCTCTTTCTCTGCATACCGTTTCGCTTCCCATAGGAAATTAAACCGGTCCCCATCTGCTTCGTCCATGTCCTCCCCGACGAACACGTACCAATACCCGCAGTGATCCTTACGGTGTATGTGGATAATGACTTGCCCAGCCGAGTTATCGACTTCGTAGAACGTTCCTACCGATGCCGTGTTCCTACGTCTCCATCGGACTTTCATAGGTTCCCCCAAAGAGAAACCCCGAGAGGTTATCCCGGGGTTAGGTGTCGGTCAGTATTCCGCAGCAACCCGCTTGATTTCCTTGACCATCTCCCGATACCCTGCCCCGTCGAACCCGATAGATCGCATCGTCCTGAACTTGTCTTCAACCCGAGTCGCTAACCAGTACACCCCGCCGGACTCGTAAACGAAGATCATCCCGTTCTCAAACACCTTAGAGGCAACTGCGGTCAGCTTGCTTTCCATCGTGGTTTGAGCGGGCATCTCTGGTTCTCCTGTGCGGTGTCCGATCTACCAGTATCTATACTCTACTTCGGCAGGGAAGGCAAAGAATTTTGATCAAAATTACCGTAACTACTGTCTGGCAATAAAAATACCCCACCGGATTAGGATAGGGTACGGTTGCCAAATTGGCAGTCCTGTTACTTCTTCGGAGCCACCTTTGGCTTGGCACCGTTGCCACCAGCAGCCGGCTTGCTCGGAGCACCCGTCAAGGCAGTATGTTGCGGCGGCTTGTCCTTGCCAAACGTCTCAATCAAGTGGACCTTCCGACCGGCCGCCACTGCCTTGCTTACCACGGCATCGAGCTTCGATTGGTCGAATTCGTACTTGTGCATTCCAGAAAACGCACCCTCTTCCCCGGGCTTGTTCCAGTTGAATCCGAGTGCCTTGACGAGTTCCTTGTCACGGGAATTCGGGTTCCACAGACGGTACAGGTCACTGCCACCCATCTTGAAGAGGGCCACATCATTATCGTCCAGACCGAACTGCAACCGCATGAAGTTGATTTCTTCCTGCGGGGTCCGCTGAACTTGCTCAGTGCCTTCCTCAACCTCTTCCGTGTTGTCGGGATCGTCGGGAGTCTCGGACATCTTGCCCACCTTCGGCACGTCCACACCACCAAAGTTCGGCAACTCACCGACGATCTTCCGACGACGGTTCTTATCGAACTTGACGCTATCCACTTCCGGTAGGCAATCGTCGGCCTTGACCGGCTTGCCCTTCTTGTAGAGATTCCAGGCACGCGCTAAGACAATCAACTTTTCGTCAATCGACGGGTGGCACCCCTCAGCCTCAATCACCGCACCGGAATCGTCCGTCAGCGGTTCCATACCTTCGGGCAGACCACGGCCCATGAACTTATCTTGCAGCAAGAGGAACGCTTGCCGCACACCGGACAAGTTGGTGTTATTCTGATCCACCAACTGACTCCAGAACTTAGCGGCCTTGTCCCACTTACCCAAATCCATCCCGTCTTGAGTGGGCACAGTTTTCTTATAGTTGTCGATGTCTCCAACGTGGTTGTACTCGTCCCCATCGGTATCAGACACGCCCATCAGGAACAGGACGGCGGCAGCGTAGCCAGGGGGTAGGATTGTACTAGAAACCCGCCCGCGCTTCTTCTCACCCTCATAAGTGTCTTCCTCCAGGATGTGAGCCGCCGCTTCCACAATCTTCGGGTGACGGATAAGGAAGTCGTGCAACTCCGCTTGGTTGAGTTGAGGCGTAAAGCTGTGTTGCTTGACTCCCATCCGATCCCAAAGCATCTTCACGGCGTTGGTCACGATGTTCCCGGCAACACGCCGAGTCTGCTTGTTCGGAAACGCTTGCAGCATGATTTCCGTGCGGAACAGCATATCGGCACCGGTCCGGCCCTTGCCGGTGTCCATCGTGTTCACTACACGGTCCGTCTCTTCGACCCCGAACACCAGAATTGTCGGCATAGTCACCGGCCCTTCGCCCCACAAGTGTTCCCACGTTTCAGGGTTAGCAGCCCGCTCGGCTTCAGCGATCAGCAGCCCCCCGGCTCGGTGTTGAATCGACAGACACTCAGCGGTCTTACCGATGACAGCCGATTCGCCATTCGCTTCCCACTTGCCGGTAAGGATCGACTGCGCGTAACTACGGGCAATGGCGGGGTAGTACGGACGGTTCTTCGTGTTGTACAAGAACCAGAACTTTGTTCCGTCCGGCAGAGTGTCAAGCGGTTCCTTCTCGCTGAACCCGTTGACCTTCGCCGTGATCGGATCGGTACAGTACCCGACGATTTCTTTAACCTCATCTGGGGTCAACGGCCCTTCACCGTCCGCCGTCTTGTTGATAACGGTAATCTTCGGGTACTTGATTTCCGTCCGGTCGATCGGATCAGGCAGTTCCGTCGGTTCCGGCTCCGCAGCGTCGTTCACGTCGTCCGCAGTCCCCTCGGTCACTTCCGTAACCTCTTCAACCTCTTCCACGGGTTCCGTCGCCGGCTTGGCCTTCCCATTGCTCCCCTTTGGCGTCGTCGGCTTAGGAGTCGGGGCCGGAGTCTTCGGAGCGGGCTTGCTCGGGGTAGCCGGCTTAGGAGCGGTTGTCGTCTTCGCCATTTCGATTCTCCACACTAGAGACGGTTGAGAAACAAGAGACGGCTACACGTTGCAGCCGTCTCGATAGTCTATACAAGTCGATTCGACGGACAAGGGGTAATCTTGTCAAAAACTTTGATCAAAATTTCGCGTGGTCTATGTGCCGATGGCAGTATACACCAGTCTCGTTGCTCATTCCACCGGCCGCAGTCCTGCCACACACAAGGCATTTGGCATTGTGCGACTTGACGCGCTTCAACGGGGACTGCGGTTTGATGCCAGCGTTCCGCAGCAGTTCCGACAGGGTAGGTTGCGGAGCCGACTCCGGCAGTTGGTACGACCCGCGGGGTTTAACGGGTGGTGTATCAAGGTGGTCAACTTCAGGAACTAGAATCGTCTTAACCATCTTCGCGGCAAGGCGCATCCGATCCCGTTCCCGACGGTAGTTCTCCTCACCGATCCGCTCTAGTTCAGCCCGTCGGTATGCTTCGGCATCTTGTGCGATCCGAATGGCAATCACCGCGTTCAATCGAGCAATTGCCACTTGTTCGGACGGCTTATCCTGATAGACGACCTGAGCACATCGAGGGCACAACCAGCATTCCCGTTTGATCTGCCGAGGAGTGCCAGCATAGTAGATCGGTAGGACGGTCCGTTGCTCGCGTGGCTTGGTGCTGTTACCGCAGGCATGACAAAGAAACATGATCGTTACCACCCCCGTTATTAGCGGGGAGTGGTGTGATAGAGTAGGAAGTCTACTTGACTTCCAGTTTCGAGGACAACCGACACAACGCCCCGATACCTACGATGGCATAGGGGATCGCTAACCACCAGTCGAACAGTTCGAGCGGCGGCAATTCGAGGTTCAGCAGGTGGGCGAAGAACTGTAACACGGTAGAGACTCCGTAGGGCGAATTTTACACAACTGGTATCCCGATAAAAAACTCAGGCGGATCACCGTCGGTATCAGGAGTGTCCTCCGAGTATGGACCGGACCATGCCGAACACGCTGCAATTACGGTCCCGTCGTTTAGACCTACGTAATCAGCCATACCCCATCGCTCCGACTCAGGACGGTTTTCCATATTATTAGGGGGTAAACCTAGTCTTTCCCTTTCTCTACAGTGGTCTACCACTTCTCCGAACGTAACTTTCCTCCATCGGTATTTCACGGTATCCCTCCAATAGTTACGACACGGATACAGGCACTCGGGAACGGAACTTGGCGGCAGAACGGAACATCGTCTTACGGCCGGTGACAGTGTTGGTAACGTCGTACACCGTCTTATCAGCGGTCGATCGTGTACCGTAGATACCCACGCCACGACCGTAGCCAATGACGGTGCGGATACCGTCTACCCGCACCCTAACAATATTGTTCGATACCTTCGCCATGTAGTACCCGCCGACTTCGATTTCGTTGGCCTTCACGTCAGTCCTCCGTTAGTGGTTCCGTCTCGACTAGTACGCCGCTGGTGCCGTCGTCTTTCAAGGATTGAGAATTTTGATCAAAATTTACGCAACACCAATCCGCCCATATCGTTCCTTCTCCTCCCGTTCATCGAGCATCCGGCAGACATCGTTGATGCTCTCCGGCTTGTAACCGCACTGAACGATTTGCCAGTCTGCCCACATCCGTAGACGGTACAGTAGCCCCGCACCAATCCTAACCTTCTCGCCGCTGGTGGTTTCGACTTCGTACATGGTTAACCCTCCAAGAATTTTGATCAAAATTTCCGTTCGCCACTACCTCTATATACGTCACTCTGCCTGTTTTCTTCCAGAGAATTCCGAGATTCCCATAAATAGGAATTCCAACCCCTACAGAGCAAATCTTGGCCAATTGGCACGAGGTATCACTACCGGAGCGTAATCGGCCGAGTCGTCCTCAGTGAGTGACGCAATCCAGTCCTCAGCTTCTCTATCGGTCGGTAGCCCTTGCAGGATGTACAACGACGTAAGGCACTTCCCCCGATGTTTGTAGGGCAGAACGCAACGCCGATTGTCGATAAACCCCTTATCGTTCACGAGCGTCAGTATTCCGCATGGCTCACAGTTTGTGTCTCTGGCAATAGCCAGACGAAGGAAAGCGTTGACACACGGAACCGTCATCACCGATCCGTCGAACAGCACCCGACACCGGTAGTTGTGTGGGCATATGCCCTTCCGGCTGATGGCGTTGACCTTCACTTCGATCACTTCTACCGCCACATTCCGCTGATTGTGTCCGACTCCGGTCCGCACGAGGTACTGATATCCCTCTCGAATGTCGGTGGATGTCATACGGGTTCCTTTCCCTTTTGGAGTCGAGCGATTTCAGCGAGGATCAGGCTTGTCCATAGTTCGTCAGTGGCTACGTCCCGTCCATACTCTTTCGTAGCGTCCGAGTTATCGACCACCGGCCGGCATGAAGGGCAGGTGTCATTTTCATACACGTCTTCGGGGAAGTACATCGTTCGGTCAGCGAAACGATAGACGTTGTTCAGCGTCTTACGCTGGTAGAGTTCTCCTGTCTGAACGTCACGGAACAAATAGCAAAGGTTACGGTACTTCGTAACTGATTCCAGCCATGCCACTACGGTTGTGTACCGTCGAGTGGTACTGTAAATTTTGAGAACATATTTCTGTCCGACTTCGGCATCTTCCTTGTCCATTAGGCAACCCTCCGAGAGTGCCACACGTCTCCGAGCATGGGCTACTTTGCCCGATCCCCCGTGACCCGAACACGGGCTGCAGGGTGCGTTTTATCGCGCCACTGGTACGCTTCCTCTAGAGCGTCACGGCGCCGAGTGTGAAACCCGCCTCTAAAGCCAGCGCAAGAGACTGCCCATTTCTTTGTTGCTGGAAATCGCATGACATTGAACGTGATGACTGGAATCGGCACGGCTTACCCTCCGATAACAATGGTCTGGTTCCAGAAGTGCGGAATCGGCTCAAAAGACTTGGCCATCGTCTCAATGGCGTTGGCGGGAACACCGTGGACGTTACGGGCAATCGCTTTCTGAACGTCGCACACCACCCACACGATTTGAACCGAGTAGCCAAACGCTTCAGCGATTCGGTAGTAAGGGGCAATCTCGAAAAGCCGGACATTGGTGTTATCGACAACTAACGTGTGTGGAGATTTGCTGTTCATGCCAGTTATACAGAATCCTAAGAAATCTCCAAGACACTGGTTGTGTGCTTCAGACAGTTTGGCCGAGTCAAAGACGTACTCACCTGTTGGGCGAGTAAAGAAACTGTCTGCGGAAACTGTGTAGAAACCACCGTCGCAGCCGGCCTTTTCGATTCTGACCCACATTGATTTACCCGCCCCCGGAATCCCCCGCATGATGACGCACTTTTTCACGATAGACCCTCCAGAATTTTGATCAAAATTTCCCGCCGCACAGACTGGTATACGCTCCAGACGGGTCCGCGTCTAACGAAAAATGGCCGATACGGACGGAATTCGGAAAATACTTTCCCCACGGCGGGAAGCACGTTTCTTGCCGGAATCCAGAAATTTGATCAAAATTCTGGAAATCCGCCGAATTCCTGTCTAGTCGTACTTTCCTTATTAGTATAATAATAAGTGTCTTGAGATGCAACCCCAAGTGTGACGGTATGAGACTCCAGAAGCGGCACAGCAAATACGAGTGGGATTACTGGTTTAGCTACCCTACCTTTGAGCTACAGCAAGGAAGGGACTACCACGTTTCGCAATCGGCTATGGTGCAGCAAGTAAGAAATATGGCGAGCCGATACGGCGTCCGGGTGTCGATCGAAGACAGGGGCACGAGTCTAGTTGTGGAGGTACGGGACCGATGACAGAGAGAGTGTTCAAGACGTTCCCTGACCCTCTTCCCCTACCGTGGGAAGTTAGTCGGTTCGTCGGCATCGACCCCGGCGGCTCTGGTGGTGGGATGGCGGTGATACACGGCACTAGTCCAGTCACCTACTCAGCCGTTCCGATGCCGCAGACGACACGAGATATCACGGACTGGCTATGGAGTGTCACCGGCCCTTCGACATGGGTATTCGTGGAAGACGTACACTCACTGCCGAGAGAGGGAGTATCTAGCGCGTTCGCGTTCGGTCTGAACAACGGGGAGATTCGGGGAACGCTGGCCACGCTCGGTAAGCTCACTGGGTTACGGTGGCAACTTGTCCGACCGCAAGAATGGATGCGCGGGATGGGGTTACGAAAGAAGGGTAAGGAAGAGGGTAAGACGGAATGGAAGAACTACCTGAAGGGGGTGGCACAACAGATGTTCCCGTTAGAGAATGTCACGCTGAAGACGGCAGATGCTTTACTTCTGGCTGAGTTTTGCAGACGTAGGAAAACCGCCAGGATGGTTTACCCATCACATGAAATTTGATCAAAATGTCTAGAGCAGAACTAGTGCTGTACAGTCTCGGATGCATCGGACTCTTGTTCTACTGGCTCACAAAGGACGACAACAATGGAAAAGGGAAGCCAACAGAGAAGGACTAGGTATTCACTTCACGTCGAGAAGTACGGACGGAAGGGTGTAGGGTGCGGCTCCGACCACTGCGCCAATGCAAGTAACGTCTGCATTGCTAGAGGGAGTGTTCCCGCTGACGTGCTATTCGTCGGAGAAGCGCCCGGAGAGTCAGAGGATACAATCGGTGTCCCATTCATCGGACCGGCCGGGCATCTATTAGACCGAATCGTATCGGAAGGCTTGCCGACGCATCTGCGGAAGGCATTCACAAATATCGTTGGATGCATCCCACGGGACGAGAACGGCGAGAAGTGGACGGAGCCGGACGTTGATCAGATTAAAGCGTGTCAACCGAGACTGATAGAGTTCGTGGAATTGTGTAATCCGCAGATGGTGGTACGGGTTGGTAGGATTTCTCAGAAGTGGTTTCCTCTGAAGCCGTTCGGGGTCGGGGAAAGGGACAAACTACCGTTCAAGGTGATAGACATCGTTCACCCTGCGGCCATCCTCCGTAACAATGTGGCGGCTCAAGAGTGGATGTGCGACACTGCAATTGCCACACTGCGGACAGCGTGTGAGGCACTGTCAGAGCAACCGTACTAGACTACTACTCCCTTAGAATTTTGATCAAAAATCATGGAAGTAGACGTACCTGATGTCTGTGTTATAGCTGCGTTCACCGAGTCCCGACGTATGGCATACCAGACGGGAGAGGACTACGGTGCCTACGTCGGTGCGGCATGGCTGGAAGCAGTGAAGCGGATAGGGCTAGTGAAGGACGTAAAGAATCCGATCGGACTGGCAAGGATTGCGGCACGGTACGGGGTAAGACGGTCCAGGCATTCGGACGTATGCCAGTTCAGTAAGTACCTGTCGTTTGAGCCGGACCGATCGAACGGATTCACTGAGGTTATCGAGGTTCTGGACAGAGAGTACAACCCAAGCCCAGAGGAACGGGTTAGCGAGTTATGGGAGGACACTAAGGAAGATCGAAGATACTGGCCGATGCGGACTCGAATGTTCTTGTATATGTACGCCGTCGAAGGGTGGACGGCGTTAGCGATCGCTGCGGCGTGTGGGGTATGTGTCAAGACGGTATTGAGAGACTTACAATGGGTTGTCACCGTTGCCGGGGTGCCAGATGCAATGTGGGAGTGCCGTAACGGGAGAGGGGGTATAACGGCGAATAATCGACACCGACAAGAGCACGGAAAATTTTGATCAAAATTTACACGGAAGGCTATAATGCTCGTCTTATCTCGCAAGGGTGGAGAAAACATATGGATCGGGGAAACTATCTGCATAACAGTCCTGTCCATCGACCGTAACAAGGTGCGTATCGGCATCGTCGCCCCGGGTGACACACCGATACACAGGCAAGAGTTGATCGAATCCGAGTTAACTGCTGCACAAAGGAAGATTGCCTATGGCCATGTCGCCGGAGTTCCGAAAGAGGCTCAACCGGGCAAAGAAACTGTTCGTGACGGAGATGATCGACGGGTGTAACGACTGCACGCACAAGAAATTCGGAGCATGTGACGTACACAAGGCGATATTGATGGACTTTGCATTACACCCCGCCAAGTATCTAACTATAACCCCTACCGCATGTGAGTACACCAATGAAGGCAAGAAAGCCCTCGGTCTCAGAGACGTTAAAGGGGATGGGAATTAAGAACCAGTTCGTCAAGCGTCCGCCACTATGGAAAGGGCCGGAGTCGAACGAGGAGAACGGCGGTATTACGTTCTCGATGCTCTCACGATTCATCGTCTGTCGAGAGCGATTTCGAGTGCAGTATCTCGAAGGGTGGGCACCGGCACCGTCGTTCAATGCACGGATGGAATTCGGCAATATGTGGCACATCTGTGAAGAGGCACTAGCACAGAAGCAATGTAGTATGGACGGGCAATTGCGTCCTATAACCGGAACAGATCAGTCAGCGTGGGAAATTGCTTTAAAGGATTACGTCTACGGGATGAACGGGTTAAGTAAACAGTATCCCTTCGACAGAGATGCGATTAACAACTGGTACGGCATCTGTCGGACGATGTTCCCGATCTACGTCGAGTATTGGACACAGAATTTTGATCAAAATTCCCGCAAGGTAATTCCCCTACTGCAAGAGCATGTGTTCAACGTGCCGTACACACTGCCAAGCGGCCGAACAGTGCGGCTCCGTGGCAAGTGGGATGAGGTTGTGTTGGTGAAAGACGCTACAAGTTCGGGCATCTGGATAGGGGACCACAAGACGAAAAGCCGGATAGAGGGGTTAGCCATCAGTCGGCAGTTGACCGGGGACTTACAAATGCTCCTCTATTTAGTAGCACTATGCCAAATATCAAAAGGAGGTAACACTTGAAACCGAAAAGTGGAGTCTACATCTTCAAAAACGTTTACAACGGGAAGGTTTATGTAGGTAGTAGTTGTGACATAGAACGGCGCATCAATGACCATTTACGCGCATTAAATGGAGGATACCACCCAATTACATACTTACAAAACTCTTGGAATAAGTACGGGCCACTAGGATTCGTAATAACCATCCCAGAACAATGCGATCCTAGTGAATGTTTACTTAGAGAGCAACACTGGTTAGACACACTGAAGCCTTATAAATTTGAGAATGGATATAACCGTAGCCCTACGGCTGGTAACTGTCTCGGGTTCAGGCACACAGAAGAAACTAAAAAGAAAATGTCAGAGGTTAAACGTGGTGTTGTAATGGCGGATTGGATAAAGAAAAAGATTAGCAACGCACTCAAGGGCAAGCCTAAGTCAGAAGAGCATAAGGCAAACCTATGGCAAAACCGGCAAGGATGGAAACACTCAGAAGAGAGTAAAGCCAAAATATCTGAAGGAATTCTAAGGTCGTTTCTAGGAAGAGAGCCGGCTAATAAAGGTAAAAAAGCGTCCGCAGAGACTAGGTTAAAGATGTCGTTAGCCGGAAGAGGTAGGCCAAAAACCCCGGAACATTGTGCCAAAATCTCAGAGGCAGTAAAAGCTGCATTAGCCAAAAAGAGGGTTGCAAAATGGATGAAAAAACTTTGATCAAAATTCTAGGCGCTCATCCGATTCGAGGAGTCCGTTACAACGTCATCAAACGCCCCGCGCAGTATCAGGGTAAGAAGGAAACTCCACAGCAGTTTCAACAGCGGTTAGCGGGTATCGTAAGGGAGAATCCGGCGGATTTCTTTGCCAGATGGGAGACTGCCTTTTCTCCAGAGAATATAGCACTGTTTCGCAAGAGGACACTTGACCCACTGCTAGAACAGTTGTGTAAATGGTACGAATGTGCTCAGTTTGCAATGGAAGACCCAAAGTATGACATTTTCGAGGATAGAGATTCTGGACACTGGCAGATGCCATTCGGCGTATACTCGCCATTAACTGAGGGGGGAGCAACAGACCTTGACGCTTACCTAGTTGAAGGTTCTACAGTCGGACTAACTCGGCAGGAAACACTCTTCGAGGAACTGAAATGACTGTTGCAGAGGCTAGGGAGAAACGAGTCTGCCGTATATGTGAACTACCGATAAGTCTATCTGGTACACCGAAGGACGCACCATTAGAGTTTAGACAGATGGTGTATCCACAAAAACTAACATTTAACTTCGGAGAAGAGTTCGCCCACACGGCTTGTCTAGAGAAACAGTCGGTAGCGGATGCCACCAAACAAGGTTACAACGAAGGAAAGGGTTAGTATGCCAACGCCAGTACCACAGCGGATAGTGCCGGGGCGAGTGATGCCACGGACGAGCAACGGAAATTTGATCAAAACTCCTAGCGTATGGGATGAAGTCACTCCCATCGGAGAAGGGAGGGACGAGTCACTAAAAGTGCTGGTGTTCGGTGACAGTGGAACAGGCAAGACGACGTTCGCCGCCACGTTCCCCGACCCTCTGTTATGGATTCAGTGCAGCGGCAGTAAGAACCCGGGTGAGTTGAAGTCGGTAGACACACCCGAGAACGCGAACCGGATTCGCAAGTTCACTCCCAAGCCGTCGAGCGGAGTTGTCGCATCGAAGAAAATCCACGACGTTCTAGACGGGGTGGTAGACAAGGGTTTCAAGACGATTGTATTAGACCACTTGAGCGGGTTAGAAGACATCATATTCTGTGAAGTCGTTGGCATGGACGAGGCTCCGGCGCAGAAGAGTTGGGGCATCTGTAGCCAACAGCAGTGGGGGCAGATTGCCGCACAAGAGAAAGAGATTGTACGGAAGATGTTGAACCTCGTAGGGGTAAATATCGTCGTCCTGACCCAAGAGAGGATATTCAAGCCGAAGGAAGAGGGGGAGTCGGAAGAGGGGATCGTCACCATTACGGAGTCGGACGCACTCGGGCCGAAGATCGGGCCGGGGGTGATCCCGTCAATGGCGGCATGGCTACGTCCGGCACTCGATTACGCCGTTCAGACGTTCAAGGCGCCACGGTACGAGACGGTCACGAAAAGCATGGGGGAGGGCAAACAGCCGATCAAGATTCAGAAGAGGCTACCGGGTGTGGAGTACCGTATCCGCGTCGAGCCGCATACGGTCATTATGACAAAGTTCCGCATTCCGGCGAGTAAGAACAAATCCCTGCCGAGCTACATCGCCGATCCGACTTACGCGAAGCTGGTCAAACTCATCAAGGGGTAACAATGCATCGCAGGAAGTTAGTGATAGACGACAACGGAGGACAACCTATGAACGGACTGAACAACGCACACATTCTGGCCAACAATCAATCGGAGGTCAAGCCAAAGCCGCCACCAGTGTTGAAGGCTTACGGCAACTTCGTGGTGATGTGGTTCAATGAGGCTCGCAAAGTCAACATGACGAAGGCCGGACTGATGCTGCCGGAAGGGACTCAAGACAATTACGAGACGGCGGTGTTCGAGGTACTGTCAGTTGGTCCCTTGTGCAAGTCGGGCGTTCAAGTCGGGGACATTGTTACTGCCCACCCAGAGGTACGCATTCTCAAGTACCTCTTCAATCACTCCAGATGGGTCTACGTCTGCTGTACCGAAGACAAGATCACGGGTGCCGTGGACGTGAATAGTGAGGCGTGGCGGTCTGCTTACGGTGACTACGCCGACCCGTCGAAAGTGTAAAGAATTTTGATCAAAATTCTAGTGTGCGTCTAGTGCGTGCGTGTCCTGAACCGTCTTCCTTGTTGTTATAATAATAAGGCAGTGGGGAAGACGGTTTCTCTAACCTCCGTATCACTCGTCTAAGGGGTATGCAATGGCTGCGGCACAATCGACCGGTCTGCTGTTTCGCAAGCTGGGTAAGGTTCTGGCGCCGGTTCACGAGAAGGTCAAGACGCAGGAAATCAAGCCGGTCGCGGGTGGTGGTGATCTGCCGGCGGGGATGAACGGCATTGCGGAACTGAAGGAACTTCGGTTCACAGAGATCAAGAAAGAGGGAGCGAATAAGGGCAAGATGATGTTATATGCGTCGGGTGTTGTCGTCGAACCCGAGACGTTCGTGGACAAGTCTGGCAACAAGTATTTCACGCGGGGGATGCGTACCTCTGTCACCCGCCCACTGTATGACACCCCGACACGATCAGAGGGCAACCGGACACTTCAAGAGCACTGGAATTGGGTGGTGCAGTTGCTCGGCCGACTCGGTGTGAGTATGGCAGACGTGACGTTTGAGAACGTGGAAGACATCTGTGCCCAGATCGCCAAAGCTGGTATCCATTTCCGGTTCAGGACGTGGAAGGGCGAGCCTCAGAAACAAGGTAAGTACGCTGGCAAGGAACCGCTACTAAACCAAATCTGGGAACAAGCCATCGACTTTACACCCCCCGACGTGCCGGCTCAGATGGTGCAGGACGACACACCACCAGAGGAACCGCACGACGACACGGCAGACGTAACAACTGCTGAAGGGGAGGAAGTAGCGACGGAGCCAGAGGAGATGACGAACGACACCGAATCGCCACCAGTCGAAGAGGCGCCTAAGTCCACCCGGTTCGGTAGTGCGAACAAGCCGAAAGCGACAACCAAGTCCGCACAGAACAAGCCGACAACAACTCCGGCACCGGCGAAGAACGGTCAGACCAAGCCGACAACGGGCGGTAAGCCGGCTCCGAAGGCAGCACCAAAGAAGGAACCGACGTTGGAAGAAATGGCGGCAGAGGCGGACACAAACGAAGATTTCCAAGACAAGTTGACTCGTGCGGCCAACGAAGCGGGCATCACGGATGATGAGATAGCGAACACCGACGGAGGTTGGCCGGCAGTGGTAGAGGAGATTCGGCAGCGCGAGCATAACGCCGATGAGTCAAAGCACACAACGAATGACGAAGTAGAGGAAGTGTCAGACGAACCACAACCGCCGGCAGTGAATGACGTGTTCCTCTTCACTGACCCGAAGACGAAGAAGCAGGTGCAAGGGCAGATCATTAAGGTTGGGACGGAGGATCAAGAAGGTAAGGTGAATATCAAGAATCTGACCGACAACCGAATTTATAACGTGTCGATCAGTGCATTGACGCCGATGCCTGAGTGATCTACCCTCACGTACTGCCACGACTAACCATCGTGGCAGTACATTTTTGATCAAAATTTCCCCACGGTGCGGTATGGATGCGATCAAGGTGCTAGACCACGGGTACGTGCGGTTCATCGAAGCTTACGGTCACGGGGACGCCGGACTAGACCCGAACGGTTCCAACCTAAGTGAGTTACAGGACTACGAGTGCGGGATCATAGAGACAGCTCGACAGTCCACGCAAGGCAGCTTCCGCGGATGGGAAGAGGACGAACGGTTATTGAGGTTCTTGTACAGTAACAAGCCGCCCCACGCAACGCCTTTCGAGTTCGCTGGACTGATTATCGAAGTGCAAGCACCTATCTTCATCTTCAGAGAATGGCACCGTCATAGGACACAAAGTTACAACGAAATGTCCGCCCGTTATGCTCCGTTGCCGGACCTAAACTACGTCCCAACTAAGGCAAGATGCTTCCTGACGAGTACGAAGAACAAGCAAGCGGGAACAGTCAAAGGCGCCGAAGACTTGACCGACGACTATGCCGAAGAGTTTATCCGAGAGTTGCAGTTTATGTACGAACGGCAAGAGGAGTTCTACCAGAAATGGCTAGGTAGGGGAGTGCCGAAGGAACTGGCTCGGATAGAACTGCCAGTAGGACGGTACTCCAAGATGCGAGCAAATGCCAACCTACGGAACTGGCTAGCCTTTATAACACTGAGAGCCGATCCTGGCGCCATGTGGGAAATCCAACAGTTCGCGGATGCTATTGGTGTAATCCTTGAATCCAAATTCCCGAGAACATGGAAGCTGTACGTTGCAGGACGCAATCCTAGTACGCCATCAGGCAAGGGGGTGGTATAGTCCTGCCGATAGGTCAAAGGTAGGAGGGTGGGATAACTTATCTCCAGTGGGTTATCTCACCCTCTTTTCGTCTACAGTGTTAGAATTTTGATCAAAATTTCCGCAAGGTGTATCATGCCTACACCAGTTCATCTTTGCCCACAATGCCGACAGAAGGTGTGTAAGTGCTGCAAGGCATGTGGTGGGACGGGTAAGAACAGCAAGGGCGGATCGTGCCAACCTTGTGTAATGAACGGACGAATCAAACCATAACGGACTACAACTATGTTCGCATTCCTAACAGGGAGTCGAGTATACGGCACCCCAAAGCCTAGCAGTGACGTAGACCTAGTAATAAGAGTAGACACCGAGACTGCATCGAGATTAAGATTGCTTGCTGACAAGAAAATGGAAGTTCAGCAAGCGGGGGAAAAGCGCCCGGTCCGGTTCGGCAACCTGAATTTGATTCTGTGCGAGAGCGACGAGGAGTACGCTGTGTGGAGACTTGGCACGTCTCGTATGAAGATTGACCATACCAAAGGGTCGAGTTTTAGTAGAGATGACGCAAAGTCGGTGTTTGATGTTTACCGTGACGACGTGGGGATTACCGACAAGGCAGATAGTGGAGACAAGAAATGATTGCGTTCGACACAGAAACATCAGGAACGGACCATCACCACGGAACCCGCCCTTTCTACCTGACGACGTGTAACGACGAGGGTATCCTACGAACGTGGACATGGAAAGTTGATCCGTACACACGAAAGGTAACAGTCCCTTCGGAGGATATAGACGAAATCCGCTCCATCTTCTTTGACTACCAGAATGACCCTCACCACGGAGGGCGAGTAGGGTTCGTGGCGCAGAACGGGAAATTTGACACGGCTGCACTGACAACCATCCTTCCCGAAGTCGAATCTAGGTGGCTGTGGGACATCACACACGACACGCTACTAGCGGCGCACGTCCTGGCGAGCAACAAGCCGAAGAATCTTACGGTACTAGCCGCAATGTATCTGGGAACGGACATCGGCCCCTATGAACACGAACTGGCAACGGCAGTCCATAAGGCACGTCGGTTAGTGCAGCAAGCGAAGATAAGAGTAGGTAAGTTAGAGACGGCTAAGGCGACCCCTAAGAAGACGGTGCCGACGTTGTTCGGACGAGCGCCTAAGTCATCGAAAAATTTGATCAAAACTCACGGTCCGCTAGACCAACTGGCCAAATGGATGATCGCCGGAGAAGACTTGACGGACTCTGAAGGCAACTACGAAATGCCTAGCGCTGGTAAAGAGAACTGGCGAGCCGACTACTGGCTACCGATAGCGATGATCGACGCAATGGGGGCCGATACCATCGCCAAGTACAGCAACATAACGATAGCCGAGTTGAACCGCTGGCCAATTCTCCTACAAGAGTATAGCGACGTTGACTCACAAGTGACAATGCAGTTATGGAATGTCATTGAACGGAAGTTACACGAGCGGGGCCGGTGGAAGCTGTACGACGCCCGGCGCCGACTGTCAGAGATTGTGTATCGAATGGAACGGCGTGGCGTCACAATGCACGAGGGACGGCTATACGAACTGTCGGAAGAGTACAAAGAAGACTCAGCACGTCTCAAGCTGGAGTGCGAGAAGATAGCAGCCGAGTACGGGTATGATCTGGACATGCCCAAAACGGTAAACGCGAATCTACGGACATTCGTATTCGATGTAATGAAGTTACCACCAGTCCGTAATAAGAAGGCAAAGACAGACGCCCCGGCACTCGATGCGAAGAACGCTATTCCCTACTACTTCGAGATACTAAACAAGGGCAGCCGTGAACTTAACTTTCTAGAATCCATGATGGAGATGAGGAAGAAGAATACGGCTCTAACATATATGGAGAGTTACGGACGGTATATATGCAAGCTACCGACCGGTAAGCCGCACCGCCCCTACATATCGCAGTTCGGTGGGGTAGAACTGTGTCGTATATGTGGCGTAGTATCTACAGAATTTGATCAAAAATGTTATCACCCTGAGTGGCACGTCCTTTACCCAAATTTCAACGCGACCCGCACGGCCACTACACGATTCGGATGTAGTAATCCTAACGGCCAGCAAATCGGAAAGGAAGAGGCTGAGTGTAAACACTGTGAGGGAGAAGGGTGTGAGAAATGCCACTTCAAGGGATACTCTCTCCGTAGTCTCCGGTGGATATTCGGACCGTCACCGGGCAGGGAGTGGTATAGCTTTGATGCCCAGAACATAGAACTACGCATACCCGCTTACGAATCAGGCGAACAAGAGTTAATCAACCTATTCGAGAAGTCGAAAGAGCCACCCTATTTCGGCAGTGAACACCTACTGAACTTCTCCACCATCTACCCAGAGATATGGGCTAAAGAACTACCGTTCCAGATGGATAACAAGAACCACATCAAGGACAAGTACCGATCTAGAAACTATCAATGGTGTAAAAACTTCGGGTTCGCCGTGGGATATCGATCAGTAGACCGTGAAGACGGTAGCGGCACAGCCGACCAAGCCGCTAGACGACCGGGGGCGCAGAAGTTAGTAGCAGCCCGATTCGCCAAGAAAGAGAAGCTAAACCAGAAGTGGGTAGAGTTCGCCGAAAAACACGGGTACGTAGAGACTATTCCCGATAAGACTGTCGATCCTGAACGCGGTTATCCGCTGATGTGTACTAGAACCGACTACGGGCGCATTAAGCCGACAGTACCTCTCAATTACCACGTACAGGGAACCGCCGGCTGGTGGATGACTAAGGCAATGATCCGAGTACATGATTTCTTCCAGAGAATCAATGCCGGTGAAGTGTTTGCCGGCAAGACGTGGCAAGGTGGCTATCATATCGTATTACAGGTACATGACGAACTAGTGTTGGACATGCCGAAGAGGGTGATACCCGGGAAGCCACTGCACACGTATAACGCTCCAATCGTGGCAGAGGTACGACGGCTTATGCAAGAGGGTGGGAACGATATTGGCATACCGACGCCAGTTTCAGCGGAATATCATGGTGACTCATGGGCAGAGGGTGTGTCTATCCCGTAATTTTGATCAAAATATTTTCCACAGAATCCTATTGATTCCTTCCAAATGCACATCTACCATGTATTTAGGGTACGAATGTGGAAAGGAAGGGCATCATGGGGACCACGACAGACAAGCGCCGGCGCCGATCGGACCTATTGCCGGTATCCGAACGGGTACTGTCCGTCTGGGGATTGACTCCCGACGGGCGGGTACAGGTCGGACGCATCCAACCGCCACGATCCGAGTACGATACGGAAATCGTGGTAGGGTGCCGTGTCTGCATCGTGACGCCCGACATTCCACAGATGCACAACACCTACGGCGTCGTACTGGCTATCGAGCCGTGGGGGTGCCACCTGGAAGCACCAGCAGCAGCATCCGGCCGGTTCCGTGCGTTGTGGTCGGAGATGGTACTAGCGTGATATAGTACACTCTCACGCTACCGGTCGGACTCGTTATCACGACGCGAGTAGCACGGGAAGAGAGGGGCCGTCCCCTCTCTTTTAGTTAACGGAGACAGCAGCCCATGTCACTTAACAAAAGTTTGTTCAGTTCCGACAAGATGGATTGGGAGACACCAGCTTACCTATTCGACAGGCTGAACAATGAATTTAACTTTACACTCGACGTGTGTGCCCTCCAGCACAATGCCAAATGCCGAAGGTACTTCACCCCCGAGATTGATGGACTGTCTCAACCATGGTCGGGTGTGTGTTGGATGAACCCTCCCTATGGCCGAGAAATCGGCAAGTGGGTTATCAAAGCTGCTGTCGAGTCTCGCCGTGGGTGTGTGTGCGTGTGTTTGGTTCCCGTGCGATCCGACGCGCAATGGTGGCATGATTACGTGATGCGGTCGGCAGAGGTTAGACTACTGACAAGACGGCTAACGTTCGTTGGGGGTGGTAACAAAGCTACGTTCCCTGCTTGTGTGGTGGTGTTCGACTCCAGCAAAGGGTTCAGCCCCAAGCTGTCATCCTACAAAATTTGATCAAAACTTCACATACACTACTAAGCTAGTCATAATAACACTTGTACTAGTGTTAGAGTTTCCATAGCCCGCACCAGATGCCCTATAACCGTCGATTCTCCCCAACGTAGGGGAACAGTCCTCGAAACCGATCGGCCGGCAGACGGCGAATGGTAACGAATGCGGACGGGTATTCAGATAGGGTAAACTGCTGCCGATACTCGACGTGGGAAAAAGTAAACCCCGGAGATTACCGGGGTTATCTTACATACGTTTCAATATTAGATACTAGCTGTACAAGATGCCCCATAGCTTGATATGGTCACGGTTACAGACCCGGTTACCTTCCTTACGTGGTGGCAACTTGGACGCCAGTCGGACTTTGCGAATCGTGTTGTAAGCCACTCCGATCATAGCCGCAATGTCTCGGTCGGAGTATCCAGCCTTGCAAGCCTTGACAACCTGTTTCTCTAGGTGAGGACTCAGCTTCAGCGTAACTCCCCGTCGAGCGTTCATCGGATGCCCTCAATTTTGATCAAATTTCTGAAGGTATTTCGATCACTTCCACAGCCTCTTCATCCTTCGGCATCTTCTTGGGCTTCTCCGGCAGGGTGAACTTGTCGAGCCGTCGCAGTAGAGATTCCCCGCGGGGGGTAATCTCAAAGGTCAGCTTACGGATACCGTCCGTACCCTCCATCACCATCCCCTTACCGCCCAAACTCTCAGGATTCGTATCGGCCCGTAGCATCCGTGCGAGATTGGCGTAATACCCTGTCTCTGCTTCAATCTCCCGATAGTTGAGTGCTCGGCCAGCGGACCGTAGACAGAGGAGTACGCGATATTCCCCGACGGACAACCCCCCTTCCTTAGCTCGGGCACGTTGTAGCTTGCTCACTTCGGGATTCTGCCGGTTACGATCGGCAAGAAATGATTGCTGTTGACCGTGTGCCATTGCATTCCTCCGTATCGAGAATTTTGATCAAATTTTACACACCCAATCCCCTCGAGTCAAGAGAGGAAAGGGTGTGTAAGTGTGTTCACTATTCGTCTTTAGAGAGGGAGAGGGAGTAACTTTCGAGAACGCTGATAATCTCCGCTGCCGTCTTGTGCCCACCCTTCGCGGCACACGTCAACAGTTCTTCAAGTGCTCCAATCTTCCGAGATATAAGTTGGTTATCTGTCCTCAGACGCGCAATCTCTGCCGCCGAGTCCTCTCGGGCCGATGCCAGTCGGGCACGAAGATCACGCAGCGTGTTCTGCGCCCACGTTGGCAATTTGGCTTCCCGTTCGTCCATAGCAGTCCTCAGTTAGAGTTAGGGCATCTTCGGTAACGACGCTTGTAATCCCCGCACATGCTTGCACGAATGTTTCCGTTCGGGCCGATTCATAGCGTCCGGGCAGTTGCACACCCATCCGGCAGGGTCGGTAATCGTGTCGATCGTGTAGCAGTGAATTTCGAGGGTGCCCGGCTCGACGTGGTGCAGTCGATAACCGGCGAAAATCTCCTCAACCTCATACACCTTCGCGTCTACATCCTTCTCGGTTCTGATGGCGAGAAGGGGATTGCCGTTGACTTCGGTCCCGATCCACCGAGCATAACCGTGGGCAGGGGGCAGAACCTTCCGAGTGCGTTGTGCAGTGGCCATTCGTTAGCCTCCGTTTGAGTTGCCATCACACACATCTATAGGACTGGTTCAATAGCCGGTCAAGGAAATTTTGATCAAAATTCTAGGCCGGCAGGTTATTCAGAGTCTTGTAGTTAAGCCAAAAAGTCTTACCGTCCTTGTGCCAGCACGTTCCGAATTTAGTTTCCCCTTCCTTATGGGCACCGTCGATCATCATAGTTGCACCGTGAACCCAACCCGCCGCCTTGAGCTTGTTAGCAGCACTAGTGAAAGCCTCACGACTCGGCTTCTGGTTGACATTCATCTCTGTCTCTCCTTGCAAGGTTGTCGTCGCCACACAACTATCTATACGTCCAAAACGGGAAGTTGTTCCAGGGTTCTCGAATTTTTGATCAAAATTTCCAGCCCGCTCCCCTGCCCTCCGTTCCTAACTGTTATAATAATAAGGATTTGCGTCGGGGGAAGGGGAGTCAAAATTTCCGCAGGGTAGTCGATTCACGTCGGATGGTAGAAGTTACCGCCACACCTTAACGAGAGGAATACTTGTGAACCCGTCAGAATTTCAACAGATGTCGCAGCGTACCGAATGCGACCAGCACAAGGCACGGCTGCGGATCAACGGTGTCCTGCGGGATGTGGCGACACTAGAGGCCACGGCGCAAGCGGCACGGGAGTCGAAGGGGGCAGAAGCCTGGATACTCCCCGCCCGACTGATCCATGCGTGTATGGGTATCACGAAAGAGGGTGGCGAACTGCTGTCGGTATTGGAGAAGTGGTTGTACTTCGGCAAAGCCTACACACCAGAAGAACTAAAACAGAAGGTCAAGGATGAAGGCGGCGATGTCTTGTGGTACTTGGCCGAACTGTTCAACGCCGTTGGTCTAGACATGGGTGAAGTGATGGCAGCGAACGTGTCGAAGTTACAGGCAAGGTATCCCGAGAAGTTCACCGATCACCATGCGGCAGATGAGAACCGCAACCGAGAGGCAGAAGCAGAAGCATTAGGGGTTATTCCCGGCTCTACCATCTGCCGTCAAGAGCTAATCAACGCTGGCCAACCCTACCCCAAATCATGTCCTACGTGTGGTCTATTTGGCCAATGTAAGAAAGGGCTACCACCGTCAGCAGATTGGCAGCAACCAGCAGTAAAGGACGAAATCTATACAGCCAGGTCAACACCACCACAATTGAGGACACTTGAGCAAGTCCGACTTCTACAAGGAACCGTCTACGGATGCTGTAATCGTCACGCCGATAATCAAGGCTGTGACTGTATGTCAGTTGCAGTTACAAACGCTAGAAAGCAGAGAGCAAAAGAGTTAGGGGTAGATTTTATAGAGTAGTAGAAATTTTGATCAAAATTCTTGTACCCCTCAATAACCACAGTGAGGGGTATTTCTTTCTCATCCCCACAGAGCGCGATAATGGCAAACGACACGATTCCGCAAACACTCAAGCCCTACGTCGATCACGGCATTGACCTACAGATTCGAGACGGACAGACGCAAGCTCTCGCCGTATGCCCCTTCTGCACCAAGCATAAGTTCTACGTCGCACTAGAGCCAAAGGACAAGGGAGGACCGGTCGAATACTCGTGCCACGTCTGCGGTGAGAAGGGTAACACGTACACATTCCTAAAGCATTTGCATATCCAGTCAGTACAGCACACAGCAGACGAACAACTCGAATGGCTACGGAAACACCGTCGCCTCTTGTCGATCGACACGCTAAAGGCATGGGGGGTGTGTCAGTCGGTCATCACTGG